TCCAAGCAGCCACTGCCAGCATCATCTTCGCAACTTGCAAGCCATATTCCACCGCCGATCACCACTATAATTGCGGCAAACAAGCCAGATGCCAATTTCAACTGATCGCACTTCGTCATTCCGAATCCAGCGGCCAATCAGGTAGCTCAACTGTTTTACCGGCAAAATCATGGGTACAGTCTGACAAATACTGAATTCTCCCATCGGTCACATACGAATGGCAGACCATGTCTATGTGATCGAATGAAAACCCTTCAGGGTGCTTTGGGTGTCCAGCCTCTCGCCACGCCTCTATGTCAGCATTACCCTTGTCCGTGAGCTTGGTGAAGCGCGTCAATATCGACGGGGTGAATGTCGGGAAATCCACATTGCCATTCCATCCCCAGACTGGATGCGATGTATGTTCTACTGTTACCGCGTGAATACCGTCGCACCCAGGGCACCAGAAAGCAATCCGGCGTCCGTGCTCCGAACCTTCGCTAGTGATGTTGCGCAGCTTCTTGGAAAGAACGTAACCCATATCAACGCCCGAACAGGTCGAACTTACGCAGGATTACTTTCTTCGGTAACGCCTCGCCATGATGTATCCCACGATTCGACGGGAACATGCCATAGCAGAAATACTCGTTCATTCGCGTGCCTTCGACGGTGTAGGTTGCCCCAGCGGCAGGCTCACCAGTTGTCCACGTCATTACCCCAGCAGATGACACCGATGGGATACCACCTTCAACTATGGCAGTGCCACCTGAATTCAGCCAAAAGCAGCGGGTGACAGTCAGAAAGGGGAAGCGCAACGTGTCGTTATTGCCGCGCGTCAGAACGATTGAGAAGCGCTCAGAGGTGTTGACCAGAATGGCGCGATCAAACTGCCCCATTGCGTAGATGGCGGAATCAGACGGCAGCGAGATCACTACATCGCCGGATTCGTACAGGCCGCTTTGCGCCCACTCGCGCTGCGTCTTTTGTCCGGTTATCCCGGCATCGCAATCAACAGGCGAGCCCCAGCCTCTACCATTTCCGCCACAAATTGGGCAACCGGGCTTTGCGGCACCTGAATGAGGGTTTGTGCATGGACATGCGAAGGATTTACGCCAGCGCACGGTTTGCCCCATGTCGGCGATCAACGCATTAAACTTGTCTGGGCTAAGATGCATTACAGCACCATGCACCGGATTCCGTGGATAGATTCGCGCAGTGCATTCAGTGCGGCATCAACACCAGAGGCGAATTTATCCACGTCAGCCGAAAATGACTGGCTGAGGCCGTCCGCAGAAATTGAGCCTGACTGGGGAACAAAGGCATCATTGATGATGCGCAGTACAGCCATTTTTTTAATGAGGTCGATCAAATCGGGGGAATCGCGTGCCGCATTTACCATACCGGCGACATACCTGATTTTCAGCATTTGTGGAACATGCCGCCCACCAGCCATCATCGTCAATATCATCGAGCCGAAAGACCCGACGGACATATTTGAGCCGGCGGGAACAAAGCGAATGTGCCCGGCCTTCTTGTCAAGGCGGATCCAGTTATCCGGCATCCTGAATACCCCAGCGACCGGAGAAGGATAGACAAATTCGACGGATGCCACGCTGGACACTAGCTTGTTGCGCAATACCAGATAACCCCAGTCCTCGGTATTCCAAAGCTCTGGCTCATAGTCATAGCCAGACTCTTCTGCCCACGGCGCGGTACCAACAGCGGCAATTTCATCCGCAGAAGGCTCGCCCGCAAATACAGTTGTAGACTCAAGGAATACACGCAATCGACGCGCGGCATCAGCTTCCGCCGCAAGCACTTTGTTGTAGATGAAATCGTCAGTCAGTGCGCTGGCCTTGAAATAATTCCCGCCAGCCAGAACAAGGCGATCTGCGCGCAGTTCGGCAACTATTGTGGCTTTGACGGGAAACAGGGACATGGCTTAGCTCGGGGTGATGATCTGGAATTCAGTTGTGTTTGGCACAACGGCAACTTTTACGCCTTCTGGCACAAGGCGCTGCATTTGCTGATATATCTCACTCAGCGCTTGTTCGCTAATATCGGGGGCGACGCGCAGCGCCAGAATATCGCCCGGCTTCATCGCGAGCTTGTGTACTTCTACGATTGCCATTTCAAACGGTGTCATTTTATTTTCCTTTGTTGGTGATGGTTATAGCGTAAAGTCACGACAACAAAAAACCCGCACGAAGCGGGCTTCCTGTGTTTTTAGCAGGCAATGATTAAGCCGCCGCCATGTACGATGCCGCTTTAAGCGATGTCAAAATGGCATTTACCTTGGCTTCAAGTGCATCCAAACGCGCCTCGACTTCGGTACGCAATGTTTCGGCATCTGCGTTGTCGGCCTTCAAATCCAAGGCTGTCTTAACCAATGCAGTGGCCGCATCAATGGCCGCGTTGACTTGCGCTGCTGTCGGGGCCGCTCCACCGGCAGTTGCTGCACCTGCGAATGTGGTTGCTACAGGAACCAGTGGAGTCAAGTTTGCTGTAGCGCCAAATGCCACCACAACCCCGGCTGGGACACTACCTGGCGCATCAATTGCCGCCACCAATTCATCCGCAACAGCTTTGCTTGTTACTGCTGCCGCAAGGCGTTTTTTTGCATTTTCGCTAACTGACATTTTCAGTCTCCTTATTTACGTTTTGCTGGTTTTACATCGGCTTGTGCTTGCCCGACCTCTACCGGAGCGTCAGCAGCAGGCGCTACATCAACTAGAGCCGCGTCAACGACAGGCTCAGATTCCGCTGGTAACGTTTCCGCAGGCTCAACGTCTGCCGGAACTTGAACAACTGGATCAGCAACCGGAGGATTAACTACTGCAGGTTCTTTTTCATCCTCTATAGCAAAGCCTTCGAAGTCTGCAAACAATGCCGCATCCTCAGCAGATACGCCAGTCGCTACCACGCTTCCATCTTTTTGACGCTCGAATGCGATCCCGTTAATTTCTTCGGAAGCATTCGGGCGAGTGCAAGTGATTTTCATTTCTTTATCCTTTAGAGAAAACAGGGGCTATTAACCCCTGTCTATTTTCAACTCACTGCGATTAAACAGTGAACGGACGCCATGTTGCGTTTGCCGGCAGGATGTTCTTGATGTAGCCGTGATGCTTTGGCTTCGTCACGCGCAAGTAGCCGAACAAGAACTGGAACCAGCTCACAACAGGAACGCCGCCAACACCGAATGGCAAAGGAATCTTGGTCATCGGTTGGAACTGACGCCATCCGATTGCATCAGCCGCTGGGTTCATATTCAAGCAAGGAACCATCACGGTGCCAGGGATGTCTCGGTTGATGTCGGTGAACGCAGTTGTTGCGCCAGTCTTGGGGATGATCTTCACGAGACGGAAGTCGTTCGTCGCGTTCGTTCCATCTTGACGCGAGCGATACACTGCATACCCTGTTTCGGTACCAGCCGCCGACTGAGTGATCGTGAGAACCGCTTTCTTGCCAGCCGCAACAGAGGTCTGTGTAGACTTCACGATTGCAGTCAGACCTTCACCATTGCTACCTACCGCAGCAACTGCGTAGTAGTACAGGCCAGCGCGAGGTGCGGTAAACATGCTTGCGGTGTCGGATGCGGAAGCATCCACAGTTACGCCCAAAGGAATGAATCCAACGTTCGCAGCAGCAGCAGCCGGCCAAGTCAATTCGATTGGTTTTGCCATTGGGAACTCGCCATGATGCAGGAACGTATCGATGTTGGTCTTCAATACGCCCTCAGTCAGGCGAATGCCTTCCACATGACCGCCAATGGTCAATGGGGAATTAGGCTGCCCACTCCAACGGAATGCTGGGTCAAGACCCATATTCAAGTCGGTCTGAACTGCTGTCGGCATGAAGGTGTCGGTGATACGACCCCAGTTACCGTAGTCCTGAATTGCTGCTTGCAGCTTGGTGAAAGGCTCCACGGTATTCAGTGGCAGGCCGGCCATGTCGATCACATGGTCAGAGCCAGCTTTGCCAGCGGCGATAGCTGCGTCGATCTGAGTGAAGATGCCGTCGTACTGTGTCGGGCAAGCAGCAGCGTTGCCATGAAACAGCAGATATTCAGCATCTGTCAGCAATTGCAGTGCGCCGTTGCGCTCTTCAACAGCAACAGGCTCAGCCATGTTTTTACCCAGATTCAGCACATAACCGACTTGACGCAAGGTCATCAGGAACTTGACCAAGCCAACTTCGCGGCTGTATTCGCCTTGTGCAGAACGGACAGTACCCATTTGGCTGTTTGTCGAACCACCCAACACGCCACCGATGCTGTTTTGACGAGTGTATTCGTCAACGATGTTTGTTGCATTGGACTGTTGCAGCTTTTTGAACAGCACGAAGTGCTCTTCTTCCTGCACCACAGTCTTCATTGCGGTGTCGAGGGACTGTACGCCCATAGCGCCGCCGCCGGTGAGGGTGGCAACGTCAGTTTGATAGCTGGATGCGGTCAATGCTTTTTGCAGTTCTTGTGCATCGCCCAGTGCGCCACCGACAGAGCCGCCCAACTCGGGAGCGCCACCAGCTTGCATTCCTGCAAATTGTGCCATTAGTTCTTGAGGATTCATTTTTACTTCTCCTAGTTAGTTGAAAATATTACTCGGCCAGAATCTTGGGTTACTCGCCCAAAACCTTGTTGACGAGGTTCTGGTCAAGCACTGATCCCATGCGCAACGCCACGTCGCAAACCGTCAAGTCTTTGCCAGTGATGCGGCCAGCATCGAAAGCGGCATTCGCTTTGAGCATGAAACCTTGCGCATCCAGTGGCTGTTCGTTTTGCAGGCTCTTCATCATGGCCGGTGTCGGAGTCGTAACAGACTTGCGGCCAGCACCCTGATTGGAGAGAATTTCAACCTTTTCGTTGAGCGACTTAATCAAGGAGCCTTGGCTCTTGATTACATCAGCCAAAATGGTCAACGATTTGGTGAGATCAGTTTTTTCGGATTCGGCACTTTTTTGCAGGGCTTCAACCTGGTCGCTAAGCGACTTAATCATCTCGGTACCGTCAATAGCCTCATGCTTCTCGCCATCGGCAGTAGTGACGATGAAAGACTTTGCCATTGGCGCGCCCTCTTCGCCTTCTTTCTTGGCTGCTGGCTTGGCAATCGGATTGCCGTTTTCATCCAGCTCTTCTTCATCGCCCTCTTTTTTCTTTGCGCCATCATCAGCGCCCGCCGCTGCGGCAGCAGCAGCTTGAATCTTTTTGTCGTCCTCTTCGGCGGCATAGCTCTTTTGCAGCGTCTCAAGGTCGTCCAGCAGTTTTTCGTAGCTCATTTACTTCTCTCCTTAAAATGGATGCTTGTAGCAGCCGACTGTTTAATCCCTCGCAAGAAGCGCTCTACCCAATCAGAAGCCTGTTCATGGGATAAACCGAACGTGCGAATAGCGTAATTTGTAATGTCACGACCAACTTTTCGCCCGCGAATTGCTTCTGAGATACGCTCGCGGAAATCAAAGTAGCTGTGAATGCCGGTATCAAGTGACTGCATCCCAAATGCAGCACCACCAGTCATGGCGGTGGCATCAGTGGCATAGCTGGCTTCAAGCGCCTTGTTCAGGGTGAATGCATTTAGTGATTTGCAGAACGTGCCAATTGGCGAAGCCGAGGCCGTTGGGACGTGTTGATTGACCGGCGTTTGGCTAAGTCCGATATTTGTCCAGCGCACAGATTTGACCACCGTGACCTTGCTGCATGACTCTGGATCAAACTCTTGCACCTTGACCGGCGCAGAACCTCCTACGGACGGATACCAACGCTTTGGCGGTGAAATCTTGGTCATCGACTCCCACACCATGTTTGCGTTCTTGGCTAATTCAGAATCGCCCTTGTAGAGCTGGGCCTTGACGAACGTATGGCGGTTTTCAATGCGGACATCGACGGGCCTCCCAATTTCGTATTGCAGCGGATTTTGAATCCCCGCCTTTGCCCCAATGATCGAGAAGTGATCTATGTCGATGTTCCCGTAGCGCAAGTAGTAATCTTTGCTATCCGCAAGTGCTTCGGATAGAACCTTCTCACCTTGCAGGTCAATCCCTTCGTTGCTGGCCTCAATGTAAATGAAGCGCTCCCCGGACTCTTCGACTGGGGTTGCTTTAAGGAACGACTGGAATGAAACAAAGTCGTCTGTATTGTTGGCGGCATCTATCATGCGGCCATGTTGGCGTCACGACACATACAGCAACAAAAAACCCGCCGAAGCGGGTTCGTCTGCTATTCGCATACAACATATAGCCGCTACGATGTAGCCAGCGTGCGCAGGAGTGCGCCTTTCTCTTTGGTTAGGTCAAGATACTCATCCGCAGCCGCGCGGTCTGTGATCGCCTTCCCTCGCAAACTATCCAGTCGCGCATTCACTTGCACAAGCCGGGCAGTCGCGCCAGCAGTTATGGCATCGCCCTGCGAATCTACTTGGCGCAGCATCGCGGACGTTTGGCCGATACGCTTACGAAGCTCTGAATTACCTTGATCTAGTCCCATTACAGCCCCGCGTCTTCATCGAATAGCACAACCTCGTCACTATCCAGATCAATGCTGGCAGCGCGTCCCATGTTGTTTTCCCAGTTTGCTCGCCACATCAACAGAGCATCATGCATGGCGTCTTCGAAGTTGTCATATTCCGGCATCTTGGCAACCACGTCAGGCTGCTCATACTCACCCAGGAGGTACAAATTTTCCTTGGTGTAATACTTTTTCAGGAAAGCTTTCACAAAATACCAGTACACGCCAAAGTTGCGATAGTCGGCTGGCTTGTTATCCAGCACTTTGCGAATGTTGGCCGCGAGCTGGTCGAGCGGGAGCATTGTTGACGACATCATGCGGGTTCCTTATCGTAAATTTTCTGGCTTGCTGCAAGCAATTCATTAAGCCTGTCACCCACCGTCTGGCTCTTGTCTTCTTGTGAAGAGTAATATCCTTGTGAGGCTGAAAGATTGCCATAACCCTGAATATCACCGCGCTTTTTATCTAACAAACCCGCCGCGCCGGCCAGCTTCTGCATAGCGCGTATCCTTGCAGGTCTATGCTCATAGCCGTTGGCAATTGCCTGCAGCGCCTCTTCATGCTTTCCATCTTTGTGATGCCGCAAACCGGATTCAACCATCGCATGTACGAGATCGTCATGCCCGGCACTCGCAGCAAGCCCAAGAATAGCGGCATGAACCGACTTTGCCTTATCTCCAAGGAAATAGTTGCTGTGCTTGCCGTATTTACCGCCATACGATTCTGATTTTGGCTCATGTGTATCGATAGCACCACCCAGCACGTCAAGGTGCCGCGCCTTCGCCCAAAGTGCGGCAATCGCTTTCTTTGGGAGCTTAACCCGCGCGCCATACCCTTTGTCGGCATCTTGAATCTCACCCAATGGAGCGGCAGCATCAAGCGCCTCGGAGAATGTTTTTGCATGGCGGATGCGCTCGTTTTGCTCTGCGATCAGCTTTTGGCGAATCGGCTTAACCTCGGGAGAGTCACCATCTCCATAGTAATACCCACCGCCAGAATACTTCCCGCTCAAGTCGCCAATGATGCGTGTCCACGGATTGTTGTTCCCATCTACACCGAACCCATATTTGCGCTTGGCGCGCGTTACGGTCTTTCCGCCACGACGCCCAACGCTTGCGGTATCAGTGCCAAACGAGGCCGCCCGCTCAGCATCCATCCACGCCTGAATTGCTTTCTGCTTGTTCTCTTCGGTCGGCAGCATGAAGTCATGCGTATCTGGCCCATATCCCTTGCTGTTGCCGCTGACTTCATGGCTGGGAACAATTACCGGCTGCCCTGTAACTTTGTCTATCAGCGCAACGCTGCCATGACCGGCGCTGACCTTGTAATTTCTCAATCCGTCCCACAGTTGGCTTTGCAGCTTGTCATGGTTTGCCGAGATCACCGATGGAGGCAATTTCATCACATCGCTTACTTGCTTAATTTCCAGTGGCTTTTCAGCAATCTTGCGGCTGATTTCTTCCGTTTCCGCCTTTTCGTCATAGGCGAATGCCTTGGGTTTCGGCATGTCCTTTATGTCCATCGTCATGCGGACTGGCATTTCCTGACCATACAAGCGCATCGCTACTTGCTGCTTACGTGGGTCAACGCCTTCGACCACATACCTTGCAACCTTATCGCCATCAGTAACTTCAATGCCTGCGCCAGCGTACATCATCGTTCCAGTGCTGGCGACAATCACTGGCGTATCTGAATCCAGCGCCTGTTTCGCAGTGAAATACTTATCCGCTTTGAGCGCCGAGTATTCTTTGTCCAGCTTGGCTTTGAGTCGTGCCGCGCTCTGCGTATCCTTGTTTTTCAGGGAGGCGTAGCTACGCTTGACCTCTTGGAATTTCACAAAGCGCTGCGATGCCTCAGCCGTCCTTCCGGCGACTAGGCGCTCTTCCTTGGCTTTGTGATTAGCCTCGAATGCTTCGCGCGCTTGGTCTGGGTCGGCTGCCAGCATAATCATCATTTCATCGCGGCTCACATTCCCCTGCTGGTTCATGTTTTCCACTTCGTTGCCACCCTTCCAGACGGCATCCTGCCAGTCCTTCTTGGCTAATATCGCCTGCAACCGATAGCCGTCGAAGCTACCTTTTGCCAGATATGCGTGAACTCTAACGCCCTCGTTTGTATTGCCCTGGCGTAAGCCACGCCCATTTCGTTGCTGCATGGATGCGGGCTCCCACGGCAAGTCGAGATGGTGAATATCCGAAGTGCCCTTTTGCAGGTTCAGCCCCTCGCCCATCGTGGCCGTGTTGCCGATCACTACTTTCAGCTTGCGCGCGTTGAACGCATCGCAAATGCTTTGCCGCTTGGATGATGAAGATGCAACTTGCGCATTGATGATGCCGATCTGGTTGCGCGGGATGCCGGACGCAACAAGCGCAGCGGCAATCTTTTCGTGAGAATCGACGTAATCAGAGAACACAATCTGTCCGCCATCCTTCATATTCTTGATGATTTCCTGAGCGCAGGTAATGTATTTCGGGCTTTTTGTTCCATCGTAATCGGGGTCAAGCAAGGATAGATCGACAGCGGCCTTGTTCATCTTGTCCATGATGCTGAAAATATGCGCGTCTCCGGTCGCATCTTTCCCTTTTGCTTCCGCCGCCAGTTCGCGCAATTCTGAATAGGCAGATTCTTGCTCCGCATCCATCGTAACCATGTGCGTGACATCCTGCCTCCCCGGCAGCTTCAATCCGACCTCATCCGCAGTTTGGCGATGGATATAGCGCTTCATGATCGCGCGGAGCTCATCCATATTTTGGAAGCCAGCAGTAATCAGCGCCTCTTCCATCTTTCCGCCTGTATCAAGCGCCATGCCATTTTCAAACTTGGCAAATCGGTCAAGGAACTCTTCGCTATTGCGCACGCCGATCTTCTCGAATGCTTCCGGCGCGACATGCGACAGCATGGCGTAAATCTCAATCGGGCTATTTTTGGTTGGCGTGGCCGTTAATCCGTACACGTTCTTCCCATTTTGCTGATCGAGCAACCAGCGCGCCTTGAGGTTAAAATCAAGCGCACGCATTGATAGCCCGCCACCGCCCAGATACTTGGGCGACTCACCAAAGCGCGACTTGATCGCGCACAGGTTCTTTTGGTGATGGAATTCATCATGAATCAGCGCGTCCACCCCGAGGCCGTTGAAGTACGTCGCATCGGTACGAGAGTCTTTCCCGAATTCCTGACTCGCGCGCGCCTGTTCCCAGCTTTCGCGGATCTGCTTGGCGCGCTTATCTCCAGCATTGCCCAGCTTGTCGCCACGCTGCACCCAGAAATCCTTGCTGTTGTATTCGCCCTTGGTGATTGGGTCTAGGTCAATTTCCTCGAATGACGGCTCGCTGCAAATGATGAAGTCGTATTCGTTTTGCTGAAGATCATGGTATTTGCGCTTGCGCTCAGCGGCATTGTCATCCTTGCCTTTGAGAGAGCCATCAGCAAGTCGTTCAAAGCTTCCGCCGATGGTGAGCACCTTGCTCCCTGGGAACCATTTCTCGCACTCATCGAACCAGTTGGCCAGAACTGACTTCGGCACCACGATCATCGGGCGTTTTGCCTGCCCAGTCGTTTTGAGCGTGCGTGCCAGCATGAGCGCCCGTGCTGTTTTACCCAGCCCGACATCAGCCGCAATGATTCCCTTGCCCGCGTTCAGCGCCCAGCGCAGCCCGCCCCACTGGTAGTCCTTCAATCCCTCGGTATTCATACCGGGAATATCCATAGGCTCATTCGAGAATTCCCGTTCAGCGAAGCCCCTGAATTTTCTGTTGTACAGGTCTTCGGCTATTTCGCGGTATTCCGGCGATGCGCAAAGCCAGTCTTTGAACTCCACGTTCAGGTCATCAATGATGTGCTTATCGTCTTTTCTCAGGCCGGTGCGGTTTAGGTACTTATCGAGGTGCGATTGCTCGCCATATCCATTGCCACCGGTGATCGCGTAAACGCCATCTTCAAACGTGACAACCACCGGGGGTAACTCTTTCTGCCACTTATTGCCGTTCTGGTTTCTTGATGTCAGGAATGCAGACAAAATTGACGTTGGCAAGAAAGCCGAGTTCACCTGGATAAATGCATCCTCCAATGAGACAGGAGCGATTGTTTCTGTCAGCATAGTTACTTGCTGTTCCAGCTTCTTGCGTAGCTCAGGTGCCAATCCCTCGCCAGACAGCGCCGCCTTCGCGAAATCTGCCTTAGCCCACAGATCGCCGGACAGGTAGATGTCTTTTGTTGTCCATTCTCCAGTCACTGGGTCAATGGCGTACTTCGGGGAGCCATAAAGCTGGTCTAGCGCCTCTTCTCTATCTAGCTCCGCCGCCTTTGCCAGCCTGTCTACACCAACAGTCTCATGGTCATTAAGTAATGACTGAACAGTGGCCTCAAATGAGCCCATCTGCTGTTTAGCCACCTTGCCAGTTACCGCATCGGAGAGTTCGCCATTCGATTTAACAGCACCGATCAACCGGTACAGCACCTTGTCCTGCTGCGCACCAAGCAAAACGTCCTTGTTCTTCGATGGAATGCCGTGCGCCTCAACCCATTCCCGCAAGTCTTTTTCGAGTGCCGAACGATCAACGGCAGTCATGCCATCCATCAGTGCATCAATCCGCGCGGCGATGTCTTGCCCTTGTTTCAACGCTTCCGATTGCAGCACCTCGTCAATACGATGCCAACGTGGCGGATTACCCTGCAGCACATAAACTACGCCGTCCACCGTCTTGGTATCGCCAACCTTTGAAGTATCCGCATACGGGCGATTCATTGCACCGCCCATCACCATAGAACGTGCTTTCTCGTCACCACCCACAGCGGTCAGAATGTCAGTTACAGCCGGAATTTCCTTGCCGTCTTCCGGTGAAAACTCAGCGAGCGCTTCTGGCACGCCACTCATGGAACCTTCGACAGTAATGTCCGCACCCATGCCAGCCTTTGCGCGCCAACCATCGCCCATCTTGCCCAACACATTCTCCGCGCCGCGCCCGGTGAAGTATTTTCCAGCTAGGAACTCTTCGTCCCATACGCCAAGTGCTTTTAAGTGATCTTGCTTGACTGCGGAAGATGACAGCGCGCCGGCCACATCATCGGGAAACTTGCGGAACCACACCACATCGGTTGTCACCTCAGTATGCGAATGCTCGAATGCAGTATTCGGCATACGCTGAGCACCAAGGAACTGCCCCTTGCGCAATAGCGCCTCACGCAGCTTGCGATTTGTGCGCGAATCCATGATGCCGGTCGGCACGATCAGGCCGACAATACCGCCGGACTTGCACTTATCCATCGCCGTGTCGCAGAAATACGCATCCGCCGTTTTCAAATTCGGCTTGTCGTCCTTAATCAGCGACCCGCGTAGTCCAAATGGCACATTGCCCAGCACGCCATCATATTGACGCTCATCCTGAGTGGCGAATCGCTCAAGGCTGGCATTTGCAATCTCATGGCGATCACCATGCAACGCTTTGGCTATTTTGGCCGATGTCTCGTCCATTTCAACACCGGTCACTTTAGAATCTGCCGGCGCGGTATGCAAAAACACACCGGGGCCGCAGGATGGCTCAAGCACTTCACCCTTCACGCCGAGACGCTGCGCGACCAACCACATGGCACTTGCCACTTCTGGCAAGGTGTAGAACTCATTCAGAGAATCGCCACAGCCGCCATTGCCTGAGTATTGGCGCAGAATCGCTTTGTCTTCGTCTGAGTATTCGCCCCCACGGGCTACAATAGCGGCGGCTTGCGTATTCAGGTCACGGCGGGCTTGCTTGCTGATGCCGGCCTGCACCCCAAAAGGAAGCGATGCGTCAACATTGCCAACCTGGACAGATGCAAGATTAGAAATCCGCGCATCCTCGGCGGCCATTTCATCCGGCGTGCCGTCAGTTCGGCGCTCTAACAGGCGCTCGTAGCGGCTCTTCGACTCTTTTGCTACGGTTTTTTGTGGATTCTCTGCGGTAACAGGCTTCGAAATAGCAACTTCACCGGGCTTGAGGTGCTTTTCGCGGATGAACCAACCACCATTTTTCTTGAATGTGTACTGGTCAATTTCCATCGCCTGATCTTTGGTCAGGTCAGTACGCACAATCCCGCGCAAAGTCTTACCCCTGCCTGTGATGTGCCCAACAATAGCGTGCGGAACAACGATGTCACCGGCATGGCTAGGTGCTACATGTTCGTTTTCTGCCTTTTTTTCGACATGTTTTTCAGATGTGTCGATTTCATCAACATGTTTTTGCGGTGCGGCAAATAGATCAGCTTGCGGCGCTGGCTCCGGCTTTATGTTGTCGAACATCGCCGCGACTTCAACAACAGACTTTCCGCCCAGCTTTCCCATTTCCTCAAAAATGCGTTGCTGTTGGCCGTCAGTCATTCCAGACATGAGGTGTGCGAGGCTGCCTAGCCCGCCATGCTTGATGATGAAAGCCTCTAGGCGTGCTGAATGCTTGTCCTTCTGGGGCTCTTCTGAGTTGCCGAATAAATCTGGCTGCGCAGGCTTTTCAATGCGTACCTTCTGAATTCGAGTGTGTGCCTGCGTAAAATGCCCGCGCTTATCTACCGATGCGCCGACCTGCACGGGCATCTCGATCAACTGGAATTGCTCTGACTTGAAGAATAGGCACCGAACGGCACCGAGACGCGAGAATAGGGTTTGCATGGTGTCACCATCTAAGGGGTTCCCCTTATGGTGACATCACGACATAGCGGTTATAACTTGGAGATGATTTGTTCGTATTCGCGGACAATCGCACTCGCTGGTGCTATTTGCCTCTCGGTGAAAATTTCAGCCAGGCTACGGTAATACCACAGCGTTTCATCCTGACTCGCCGTGAATCGGTCAAATACCGATGTGCCTACCTCGACTAGATCAAGGTGGATAGACTGGATGTTGTGCAATTTGTCACAGGCCGAAACCAGCAGTGCATCGTCAGGCGTTTCTGCCAAATGTGGCAAGTATGCCTCCTTGCGAACACGCCACGGTGCTTTCTTCCCTGTTTTGGCATCCGGCGTACCATCAGTGCAGGCGCGAACGATAGACAATACGCGATTACCGAATTCCGCGATACGCACGGCCCACTCTTCGCCAGCATCTTCGAGAACATCATGCAGCAACGCGCCGATTTGCTGATCTTCATCGCCGCCATAGCGCGCTACCAGCGCAGCGACCGCGACGGGGTGAGTGATATATGGGATGCCAGTGCCTTTGCGCTCTTGCCCTTCGTGGGCTTCGGCAGCAACGGCTAACGCTTTTGTGAATCTTGGGGTCATTGTGTGCTTCCAGAAATGCGAAGCCGCCCGAAGGCGGCTTAGTTATGCGGGTTGAGCTTGCTTTTGGCTTTCTGCGATAGCCTGCTTGATGTAGTCAGGCGCTGAATCTTGGGCATCCTGCAATCTTGCCTGCTTTTCTTTCAGATACTCAGGTGAAGAATCGCAATCGCTTCTAATTTCGCTGTACCCATCACCGCCATACTCGGGGGCTTTGCCGCCGCAGTAGTTCTTGGGATCCAGTTTTTTGCCGCTCATTTTTTTACCCTCCACACCACAATCATACTCTTCAGCAACGACTTGCGCAAAATCTCCTTGCTCTTCATGGCGGGCTCACCACTTTGCGAAATCAGAATTGGTTTTTCACCCTTTGCCACGTTGTTGTCTCTGAAAGACCATGCATCAACCATCTTCCTGACTTGATCGAACGCGGCCTCATTAGTAGTGTTCGACAGCACAATTTCAGGCGGCACAAAGCGGCCAGACTCTCCGCCATCGAGGAATCGTTTCACTGCGCGCTTACCCGCCTCCTGTCTTGGCAGGTGCATGTAGTGCGCTTCCGTCCGGTACCCAGACTTCTTGAATTTCTCGACATCGGCAATGGCCGACTTGGCTGTTTTCATGGTTTTGTCCAAAACCACGTTCAAGCCCATGATGCGGGCGAAGTCTGCGACATGATCGAAAAGCTCGCCGGATTCCTCGTGTACCTGGTGCGCATTCCATCCTTCATACTCTGGGAGCATTGACTTGATGTGATCGGCATCTAGCACAATACAGCGATCAGGCTCGTACACTTCGCCCTTGAATGAAGACTTGCCAGAACCGCCTCGACCACCAAGGATAATGAAAGCTGGCTGTTCGCCCTGCGGAGGGCGTGCCGCCTTGATTCTCTCGGGTGACAGCAAGCCCGGTATTTTTACGTCCTTGCCATTTTCATCCTTGCCCATCACGCCGTCGTACAAGATTTTCCGGTGAAGTTCCTGCCGCTCCGGCGTCCACTTGCCATCGGTCATGAACTTATCAAGCGTTTCCTCAATGTTTTTCAGCCGATCTTGAGCCGCTGTAATCTTCTCTTTCGTGTCTGGGGGGAACTCAGCGATGATACTTTCCGGCGAAACGTCAGCCTGATCGTGCGACTTTGCATAGTCGGTGGCATTGAATGACTCAGCCGGAATAGGCTCTTGCTTGCCAAGCACAACCGGCTTTTTAGATTCATCATTTTTGGGCGGCTCTTCGCCTTCCGCAACTGGCTTTCCGTTTTCGCCGGGCGGTTTCTTTCCGCCACCGTCGCCGCGATCAGCCTTGAATCCGGTCACTTCATGCCAATGCACGTTATGCAATCGGCCAGATGCATCCTCTACCTGCGCGCCATCCTTGCCGATTGCTTTCACCTTGCCGCCACCGGAAAACTCGCCAGCCTTGAAATGGATTGTGTCACCCTCTTCGATATTGTGTGTTCCGTAGCCATGTGCAGAACCGCGAACGTCCTCGGCGTCGCGCGCCGTCGGTTCCTGTGGTGGCTGTTTGGCAGACGGGCGCGCAGCGGGCGCTGCCTGCATCTGTTTCATGCGCTTATCGTCATGCTCTTCAACGACAGTGCCATCCTTACGGGTGTATTGCTTGACGTGTGATTTCAGGAAAAGAATGCGCGGATTGGCTGATTTCACCATAACACGCGGTTTCGATGCTTGAAGAAGCTGATCTTGCACGCTGACTATCAGACTGCGTGTACTTTTTGTTTTATGGGACGGAATGGCAAAGCCTGCGCGCAACAGAACTTCTCTCGCCCTTTCGTAATCCATGTAGGTTAGCTGGTCAATTGCAGACCGCAGATCGCCATAATTCAAATAGTCTCGCAATTCGTCCGCATCTTGTTTTGCCGAACGCTCGCCGGCCTTAATTTCAGACTTCATTTCGCCGCTAAACATATCCGGCGTGTAGTCTTCCGGCCTTTCCAAGGCTGCAACTGGAATATCTCGCTTGGGAGACGGCGGAACATTACGCGCAAACATATCGGCAGTGCGATCATCGTCCGCCCGGCTAGTGCGCCTATTGAAATGCGCAGGCACAAACACGCCTTTCTTCGTTACATAGGCGCTGACATGCGACTTGAAAAATAAGATTTTCGTTTCCATTGTTTTATTGTCCCGTCACGATCAAAAAAGCGACTCGTTAGCTTGGGCCACCTTGCGCTGATGCAAGAATGCCGCCAAACCAGTGTCATCAAGCCCCTCGAATGAACTGCTCATCAACTCGCGCAAGGCGTATTTTGTTTTCAAACGCTCCCGCGCATTGCGCTCACTTGGATGATCGGCGACCAAATCCATGAGCTCTACATCGTTCTGTTGTCCGATGCGATTGATACGGCCATTGCGTTGGGCATGTGTCATGGCCGTCATTGGACTGTCAAACTGCGTCAGCCACTGGCCTGACTGCAAGTTCGCACCGGTTGCCCCAGCATCCGATGCAACCATGATGTCGTGCGTGCGGTCGCCCTTATCAGGATTGAACCCGCGAATCTTGGCTGATTTATCGACGGATGAATCGGCCCCAGTCAGCGTCATGACGCGGTGGCCATCTTTTTCGAGACGCTCCTTGATGTTCTGCACCGCCTCCAATGAGTGCGCGAATACCACGCCCGGCTTTCCCTTGCGCTCATTGGCGATGCTGGCAAGCGCATCAATCTTGGCCGAATCAGGGCTCGAATCAAGAATTGCCCGGACAGCAGAGCCCTTGATAATGCCGATGCTGGATGAAAGCTCTTTGGCAATCGCCTCGTGCTCAGACTCAGGCGCATCTTTGAAGTGCTCAGGTGAGATTGCTTTCATCGCCTCGACATCAACCTTGCCCTCCATGCGCGCCATCCGCACGCGGCCTAGATTCTTGTCCAGATCAGAGAGCGCCTTGTTTTGGGATTCAGTTGGCTTTACTGCAATCTCTTTCTTGTCCGCACGTATCTTTGGTTCAATCTTGAATGGCAACACATGCCGGATAAGCTCGCGCTTCAACGCATCCTGCGCGCCTTGAGTATTCACGCCGTACCGGCGCATGAATGCCGCCGTGTCGCCGTAACGCTTGGGATCCATCTTTTTCATGATGTCTGCCGCCTCGGATAGGTCATTCTTGATTACATCGGCGGTGCTGTGAATGTAGAACTCGCTATTGGCAGACACAGAATCAACCACATTCGCCATTGCGGAATTCTCTTTTCCCGCACGATTGAGCGTGTTGTGCGCTTCATCGGCAGCCAGAAAGTCGTAATTGATACCCTCTTTTGCCATCACTCCCTTCATCCACGCGCTACGCTGCTCTGGCTGCATTGCCTCAAGACGCGCACTCATCGACGCCGCGTCAACGCCCGTATGTTGCGCGCCAAGGTGGAGCATGTCATCGCGGAAAGACTGGTGCGTCATAACCGTGAAGTGATGCTTATGGTCTTTGTATGCGGCAATTCGCTCGTCGCGCGAAGCGCCCGGCTCACAGTGCCAGCTATATTTGCCAGGCTCCATGAAGCGCAGCGCCTCAGCGCCGATCTGCCCTTGAACAATTGACGGAACAAGGAATAGACCGCGCTTTGCCTTGCCTTGAGATTGCAGGTGCGAGAATGCCCCAAGCATCATTGCCGTTTTTCCGGCTCCGGTACCAGCCGCCAGCGCGACACGCTTGTTTTTCTCAATGATCTTGATCGCCCGTTGTCGCATCACCCCATCGGGGCCCGACATCGTTGGGCTGAACAATTTCAGCGGGCGTCCCGGCTTAAAGTTTTGCCCGACAACGGGCATCATTGCCGCAATGGTGCGCTCGGCAGCATGGCCTAACGTGTAACGTTCATCGGAAGATAGTGGTTTTTCAGCCTTGGCAGGCGTGTCGCCAAACATGTCAGGCTCTTGCTCGGTAGAGAAAAATCCCATTTGCGACTGGTTGAACGCTTCCTGCTCTTCCCTCGCGGCATCGAGCTTGTCACTCACACTACCGGCGGCATATTTCCCTTGGCTACGCTCGCGCAGGCCGTCGATCAATGCACGTTCTTTCGCTTCACGGGCTACCCTTGCCTTGGGGTCAACTGCGTCCAGGTGGTTCAAGTTGTTGCGCACCACTTGCCGCCCCAGCTTCAGCGGCGCGTTTGGATTGAGCTTGTTGTAATTCTCATGGAATGACTGCCCAACTTTCGAGCGGATTAAATCTTGCACCGACGCATAGGCATTTTCGTGCCCGTGCATGGCATCGGCATACTTCGCCCACGTCAGGGAAGATGCATTCACCTCTTCTGCCAGAGCGTCACGCTGGGATTTCCATGCCTGCCATTCTGGGTTTGAGGTTGTTTCGCCAAACATATCCCGAACTTCTTTTTCAGGCTCAATGTGCGCCATGCCGTCAAGGCGCTCGCGCAATATCTCGGCCTCGTCACTCTCATGGGCCACATTGGCATGAAAGAACTTGCGCAATGTCTGTTGATCGTCGGTTGTGAGTTCGCCAATCGGCTTGTATGCGGCTATACCTTCCGGGGTATCGGATAGCGCGCGGTGCAGTGCATCTTGCGCCACAGCATCAGATTCGAAGTTTTGCCGATGTATGGTCGCGATCTTTCCGCCGTACTCGCGCTGCACAAAGCTATCGGCATAGTCATTGAACACGCCAGCCAAGTCTTCATTCCGCAGTAGCTTGCCGTCCTTGTCAGTACGAGCCGCGACTTCATCCAGTGCTTCGCGATAGGCTTCCGCATTCCCCGACTTCTGAAAAAAGTCTGCCGACTGCAAGTCTTCGACTATCGCATCAGGCGAATCGCCATCCGCCGCACGACCGCCGATGTAATCCCTGATTGATTGCCGCATATCGCCTGATGGCTTGAACGGTCTGGCAAGTGTCGCGGCCACGCCGGGCTTTAAGTCCAACGCCAAGTCTGGCCGCTTCGCAAATCCTTGCGGCAACCAGTCATCCTCATCATGCTCACCGTTAAGGATGGCGAGCGTATTTCGCGTGCGGTCAAGCTCTTCGCGATCAACTGGCTTTGCCAAGCGGTCTAATCCGTCCGGCGTAATGGTCAACACCTGATTTCCGGCCACCCGGTCTATTGAGTAATCGCCACGCTGCAATCCGATGGCGCGCACCTGCCTGATTGCATCTTCGTCAGACACCTTGCCAAGCGGCACTTCCATCGGCTTATCGGAGCGCCCGCCCTTGAGCGCCGTGACCAGCGCCGCATTGGCTTCCATTTCACCCAGCGCCGTCCCGAGTATCTTGTGCGCCTGTTCAACAGCCGCTTTTCGACGATGTAGGAACTCTCGCGCCGCTTCAAAATCAGCGCCGTGACTGGCTTCTCCAAGCCCGATTTCCTTCGCAGCATCGTGTAACTCTTGCGCTTCCTGCATGGCCTCTTTCGAGGTTTCCATATAGTGATGAAGGTGAAAATCTTCCATGCCAGCCGTCAACTTGTCCATCTCATCGGCTGGTAAATCGGCGTGCAAGCGGCGCGCCAATACCTGCGCCGCCCCCTCAACACCAAGCACATCGACAACAGAGCGGTCTATCAGCGCAGCGCCACCGGCAGTAAGCGCCAAGGCGTTGATCGAGTTGAATGCGCCAGCACCGATATGTCGGCGCATTGCCTTTTCTGGCTCGTCCACCTCTTTGTCTATCGTGGACAGGAATGCCTTGGTGCGGATGGTGCGCAAGTCATTCTCAATATCGGCCTGAATGTCAGAATCTTCCGGTGCGGACACCTCAAGGTTGTACGCCTTGACCTCTTTTGCCTCGTCAATGTCTTTGTTCGCTGCCTGAGCGGCCTTTTGTACTGCCTTCCATTCCTTTTGTGCCTTGATGAGTTCAACTGCATCAGATGCGGATGCCAGCGTAGCCTTGATGCTTGATGCTATTGGTTCACGAATCGTCTCAAGCTCAGACTTGATCTGACGGGCAGTATCGCCACGCGCTTTAATCGCAGATCGTTGCGCCTCCGACATGATCGACTGCCTTGATTCTTTCTTCCCTGCAGCCTCTTGCTGAATTTCCTCTGGCGTTGCCCCGTTGGCGGCAGCGCGTTCCGCGTAGTGCGCTGAGAATCCAAGCCCGCTCATGCTCTGAGGGTGCGCATCATCCAAGTCTGAAATATTGAGTTTGGCAGAATCTGAATGCTCATTCGGCTCAACCGATACGCCGCCCGCTTCTTCGCGCGCCATAGCGTCAGTCAGCAAGTTCTGATGCTGCAACTCGACAGCCGCATTAGCCCGTTTCAGTAGTTCGCTATGGTGGCGGTGTTCAATCTTTTGCTTTGTGGCATCGGATACGTTTTCAGGTATCTTTGGCTCAAGGTCTTCCGCCTTCCACCCCATCTTGTCGGCAACTTTTTGCAGGAAAGCCTTGTCGGCCATTCGCCTTTGCGATTGCACGGACTCGCGCGCCTGTTTTTTGCCGTGATCGATACCCAGTTCTTTATCTCGCGCACGCTGTTGCTTTTTCGCATCACGCTTGGTCTTGGCATTTTCGGCTGCGTGCTCTTTGTAGCTTGACTCTGGTTTAAGCCCGCGCAACTTGAGGTAGTTCAGCTTGCCGCCGGCCCCGCCGATGACGTGAAATACTCCCGAGCCATGCTGCGCCTCCTGCACCATCACGGGCACACCAGTCGAGCCAGCGCCGTTTGGGTGAACAGTGATCCAGCGTTGACCAGGCGCAAGCGCCTTAACCAGAAGGTTGTCATCAACGAATGAAAACTGCACACCAGTAAGTTCGTGGCGATTGCCATTTGGGAAAATCAGGCTGATCGACTTAATCATCCGCCCATTAGCAGCCTTCGCTTTTTCGACAAAGGCATCCACTGGAATGGCGGTGATCGGCCCAAGGAAACGCGGGTCATCATAGTGCTTGAGATAAGCGGCGCGGGCATCATCTTCCGATGCAAAGTTCAACATGCACTTGTCTTCATCGTAGTGCGCCCAGTCGCCATACTTGCGCTGATGAACCACATAGACAGTATCGGCATCCTCATCAGGCCCGACGTACACATCAACCTGATCGCCGTCGCTTCCCTCAGTTGAATTGATGTACCCGTATGGGAAAACCATCTTGGTTTGCCACCCGTTTCCTTTGCGGATAGAGCCGGGCTCGTTCTCAATCGAGATAGTCAGCCCATGCCACGCCATTTTGCGCTTGGCGTAATTGCCAGCCTCGGCTTGTGCTGGCGTTGGGTGAAAATCGGTATGTTCAGCTTTCGCCAGCAACTCAGCAGATTGCTTGGCAAGCGTAAGTGATGTGAAGTCTGGAATATTCATGCAGACAGCATGAAGTCACGACAATTACGCAGTGATGACGCTACTTTTTCTTGAAGTGATTATTGAGCCAGTCGGCGAATTTCTGGTCATCGATAGGCTTAGCATCGCTGACTTTTGCCCAGCGGCCACGACAATGAGGATGTGCCAATCCAGCCGGGATGCTCCAAAGTTCGCTATCCGACCTTCTCACCAACTGACCGCCGACGCGCTTTAATGGTGACGCAGATCGGCCAATGTTGTCCTTGCCTGTCCAAATCTCGGTATCGTAGTTCTTGTCTTGTTTGGTCGCTTCAACAACGGTCACTACCTTCTGATCTATCTTGCGGCAATACGGGCAAGCCCCTGCATATTGCTCCATGCGCTTCAATTTCTGCCCGACCGGCATTGATGCGACAAAGCCCTGATTCGCCATTTCGCCCGCCTCAGTGAGCGCAATTCTGCGCCAGTCCTTATTGAGTACAGCGAATTCGTCTAGTAGCTTGCCTTCCAAGTTGCGCTTCGCCATTGCCGACGGCACGCCTTCGAACTCTTCTTTCTTCCAGTTGACCACCGCAAGCTTCATTTTGACGCGGGATGACTCTGAGACATTCACAACATATTGGCAACACCGGTGCTGCCCAAAGTCTATGGCAGCCTTTTGCGCCGATGTCATGCCGAAATCGCGTTGGATTACATTGAGATCAACAGGCATTTTCGCCGCCGCTGCGCCAGCCGCGACCGCCGCCATTTCAGGCATGTGCTTTTGAACCCTCCCCATCATGGATGCGCGAGTGACTTGCCACTTGGCATCATCCATCATCACGTCCTGTGGAAGGTATTTCTGGACAAGGTAGTCCACAACCATCATCCAGTCATCAAGGGTAAATACCTCCGGTGGGAGCGCTTCAAGGTACAGCTTGGCACCTTCAAGCTCATCTTTTCCCCAGCGGACAAACATCTTTGGCTTAGGAACAGGCGTTTTGCTTGGCTTGTGAAAGCCGCCCTTAATCCACTTCATCAGCTCGGCGAGAATCTTGCCAAGGCGATCTAGCCCGAACGATGTCCACTTCTCGATGAGATCACGGATAAATGGCGACTCATGCGGACGCCAAATGTCGTGGTCGTCATCATGCAGCGCCTTGTGCATGTCTTCCAGCACAGCATCGGATGCGCAGCAGGACAGCGGGCCGATGTCGATAAGCAGAGGTGTTTTGTTCATGTGGCTATTGTCGCGTCACGATAGCAGCATGAATAAAGCATCTTCGTCGCGCTGTCGGCGCTTGAGAATATGCAGCTTGTGCAACTCCATCGTCCTTGGTTCGCCCCCGCCAAGCGCGCTTGTATCTGGCTTGACGGACATGACTACGCTATCAACCAGCAAACCGAATGCGGCGATCTGCCTAGCGGCAAACCCAATACCGAGCGTGGCAAGTGCGCGGGCGTTAATCATGGGGTGCGTGTAACAGTGGTGTTGGTCGCATCGCCGGTGAGTGCCATGACAATCTGCCCGAAGGTGATGCTGGTTTGTCCGGTATGAAGCGGCTTGCTTGGGTCAAGGCCGAGGCGGCCCCAAGCTTCGGCCAAGCGTATAGCAACTGAAACACCCGTTCCGTGCTGCCAAACAGCCTGAGCTACTGTGGCCGGCATCGTGTCGGCCATGTTATCAATCATGGCGTCGGTATTTTCATCAGACACGTAGTAAATCTCTGTTCCGCCAACCCCGCTAGGGTATGTACCGTTGTCCTTGATGTAGTTATCGGAGTGAATCATATTCCGCTGGGTATTCGCGCCGATGTAGACACCATAGCCAGAGTTATGCACGATCTGGTTATTTTCAATCACATTCATGCGCGTGCTATTCGAACTGATTCCGGTGAAGTGAATGCCATGTTGGCGGTTGAAGTAAATTTGATTGTTGTAGAACAACACCTCACGCGGAGCGCCAGATGACAATCCAGCATCTTCGAACATTACGCCATCGCCGCCACATTTCTCAATGATGCAATTAACCACGCGATGATAATCACCTCCGCGAAAGCGAATACCATTTCCTGTTCCAACTGGCGTAACGCCACCGGTGTCTGCACCGACGATGTACACGCTGTCCATCCTCGAAAACTTACCATTAACCACAACGCAATCGTCGCTTGAGCCTGCGGCACTCTTAATAAATAAGCCAGATATTGAACAATTGTCCGCGTCCACCGTTACTGCGGCTCCGCTTGCTGGTTGGATAACGACACCGCGCCCCGGCCCTCTGAAGTGAACATCCTCTTTGTCGATCACCACATTCTCGGAAAACACAACTTGACCGGCGTTTGGCGCAAGAATCGTTATCGTGTCGCCGCGCCCAGACATGCACAACGCTATCGCCTTTACGATAGTTCTAACCGGAGTAGAAGGCCCGGTTCCATCCGCCAAATCAGAACCAAGTGGAGATACATAGAATTGATTGCCAAATCCCTGATGGGATGGGCGCATAGACTCAATCTGATACTTGATATTGTCTGTATCAAGACGGGCAACAGACGAATCGACGAGACTCGATACCTTCGTCTCAATGGTGACATTGAATGCCCCCAGCGTTGGTACGAATGGGCTATCCCCGGACGGATCTGTGTAGAGGTTCCCGTCCAATGTCAGCCGATGACTGGCTTCTTGTGGGCGAACACGCCAACCATTCGTGATGAAGAACGTAACACCTAGATTCTGCGTTGCAGTGATCGCGTCACCGCCCACCGTGCGAAATGCAGGAGGCCATTTGAGATTGTCAGATAGCGCAAGCCAATCTACCCAGCGCGAATACAACTCCACACATGTTAGTGAAGTCGTACCCAGCGGCAGGGATATGATCTTTGTCGAGCCATCAAAGGCAATTGGCACGTATTCCCCCGAATCTGGAAATTAGCCGTAAACGCGGTCAGACTCCGCAACAAGAGACAGACTAATGCCCTTTGAGCGCGAGAGCGTGCCGGTAGCAACTGCAAATTTGCCAGACCCCGGACGAATTCCGATCAACGTAACCGCCTTATCGGTGCCCGCCGTACCGCCAAGCGTATCTCCGTCATAGTCAAACGTGAATGCAATTGACCCGGAACTGATTGCGCCGGTAATCGGGTTCGAGCTTGCATCAACGACAGTGATCGCGCCAGACTCACCGTAGTCGTTACCCGCGCCCGCCGGGGCTGTAAACATCAAACGATAGCTCGACCCTGCCCCAACAAGCACGTTGTTGAAGCTCATAATTCCCGCTGCCGTGTAAAGGTTGGTGCGTTTTACACCGCCATCATCATAAAATTCAACGCGGTGCGCTAATCGATTCATCAGCCTCACCAGCCAATAGAGCATTCCACGCTTGGTCTTCCGCAAGCGCGTTGTTGACGATGTAGTCTTCGTTATTACGCAAGATCAACACAAAGGGAATCGTTATGGCTCTAAGCCATAAGGCAAGAATGGCGGCAATAGAAAGAATGAAGCGTGTCATGCGTCAGTTTCCATGTGCGTGCTGTTCAAGATATTCCCCTCGCGGTCACGCTCAACATGCGCCTGAGTCTTTCGATCAGGCATCGCGACGATGCTTATTTCCTGCTTATCGGGTATTTGAACCGTCACATTCGCCGGGGATACAGTCACCTGGGGGGGGCAGCTTCCGGCACCTGCACAACTGGGGAAAAGGTAATAGCAGGAGCCTCGACAGTTACCATCGGAGCAAGTTGTTGCGGTACATGCACGTCCACATGCACATTTGCCGGATCCACTTTCTGCACCAAGCCGTCAGGCAGGTGAATCGACACGTCTTGCGGCTTGCGCGCCTCAGTAAGCGCGGCGATCAAGGCTTGCTGCATGGCGGCCATGTCGCCATTTTTCTCGCTCATCATGGCAATAGCCGCACACAATCCCTGAAACTGCGCGGCCTGACTGTCTTTGAGCTGGGCAATCGCGGCCACGACATCGGTTGCCATTGCAGCCTGAGCACGAATCACCGCATCCAGTAAATTGCTCATGGTGCGCAGCGTTTCATTCAGTGGGTGACTTTCTGGCGTGACTGGAACAGCAGGAACGCTAATCAGCGCCTTTTCGAGCGTTTCGGCATCATCGCGAGCGCCAAGATCGTAATCTTCAATCTTGCCTCGCACGAAAACACGCTTGCCGTTCTCGTCTTCCATGATCGAGCCGTCTTCACCGCGATCAACGATAGTCATCTTGCGCTCAGCCCGAGCCCGGTGCGCAATGTAACCGCCCCACTCGACTTGATGCTCACCACCACCATCCGCGTCAACAAGCATTCCATGCTTACCGATACCGGCCACCACGCCATGATGCGGGCCGCCATGCTCAGGATGCTTGTAATAAATGGAATCGCCAGTCAGAACGCTTGGCTTGTTCGGCTCTTTGGCATCAGGCTTGATGCTGGTTACGGGCTTCAAATTCTTCATAGATCGCCCAAGCGGTAGATCACTGTCTCGCGCGTGCCAAAATCAAGCGGTTCATCGACTACTGGGAATGACTTCGCGAGCGGCTTCTTTTGCTTTTCGTCGTCAGATTCCCCAGCATCGCCATCAGCAGCTTGCTCGGGAGCTTTCCCTTGTTGATCGTCACCGCCGCCCTGCTTGTCGTCATTCCTACCGGCATCATTGCCCCCTTGTTGTCCAAAATCCTCGCCATTGTCCTTGCCGCCAAACCCTTCCGGCACATCTTTTCCCTGCTCACCTTCGCCGCCGGGCTGCGCTTGCCCGCCAAAGTCTTTGGGTTGCTCTTGCTGCATCAACGCTTGCCACGGCCCAACCAGTGAAGGATTCAACGGCGCATCGCCCAATGGGCCATCCATCTTGTCGTAACCCTCTTCGGCGCGCATTTCGTTCACAGTGAGAATCTTGCCGGCGCGCTCTTCCTTGACCTTTGCATCCTCTTCATCGAGGCCGGCCCAGCGGAACACGTACTTGTCCGAAAAGTCGCAAGTGATGTAGTCAGTGAATAGGTTTTCAAAATAGGACAGCAGCGGACGCAGCCCCTTGTCTTTGGAATCTGCCAGCTTTTCAGCGGTATCGGAGCCATTCAATGGGGAGGAATTACCGCCCGAGAACGAATCGAAGTTGATTTCGCTTGGGCTCATGCCATAAATGGCGCAGATCAATGAGGATAAGAACGTCATCCACTTGCTAAAGTGCATTTCGTCGTAATCGACGCCGAACTTCTCGAACGATGCCTTGCTTTCCTGATCTTTGGACACCAGCACCGGCACAGACCATTGGCTATTCACGCCCTTGACCATCGAATTCCAGTAACGGCGGAAGGCAACCAAGTCTTCTTGTGTGTAGTCACCTGACAGATGCAGCACGCCCTTGGGAATGGCATTTTTGTCGAATCCGGTGATGTTGTGCGTCATGGCATTCAGGAAGCCAGTTACAACACGCACCAACAACTCAGTTTCACCCAGCCCATACCCGCCGACGATGATGTCAGAGCGCGGATTGCGCGGCTCATAGATCAGATCGTCGTAGGTGTAAGCAGTTTTGACTGCCCCCATCACGAGCTGCAGCGCGAAAATGTCATCATCGCCCTTGTACCCACCCTCGGGCGTTAGGCGAATCGTCGCGCCGTCAACCACGGCCAAGCCATCTATGCCACGGCTACGATCACGCTTCATTTCTGTCTCAATCGCGCACGAATCCATCACGAGAGAATCGCGCACCGCCTTGCCCATCATCCCGGAGAAGCTATCGCGGCGCAGCTTCTTACGCGCACGCGGGTTGAACTCCCATCCGCAATTCGAGAAAAAGCGGTTGAGCATCTTGATAGATTCTTGCTCGCTTTGGCTTATTTGGTGGTCTTTGTCGATATGCTTGACGGCGAATCCCAGTCCGGTGCCGCCTTCCTGCACGCGGCAAAAGCGTTGCACCTGGCGGATTCTGGTCATTATTACGGCATTCAGCACAGGGGTTTGGTCAACCATCCCGCGCAGCGCGTCAAAACTCATTGACGCAGGCTTTTCCCAATACTCGCCATGCATCCCCAGTTGCCGATCATCCAATTTGACCGATTGCACACCGGGCTTACCTTGATTCTTGCCGGGGAATGGAACGATGTTTTGAGAGATCGACTTATTCATGTCGGCGAATTCCATGATTTGCCCGATGGTTTCCATCGACAAAACACTGGTCGGCATGGCCGACTGCTGCAATTCTGCGAGCGCGTCAGTACGCTCGCCTTGCGGTGCATTCGGGTCAAAGGCTACTTTGCGGGCAATATCACTCATGCCCGCATTGTCGCGTCACGACAATTTAGCAGGGCTTTACAGAGGAATACAGATCAACAGCTACGAATACTACTTGGCAATAAACATGCCACAACCAACGTCATCCTCTCCGACTTGCAGCCCGAAATTCTCACTACACAACTTCGTTTCGCGGTCAAAGGAAGAGCAACGCCCACATGTACCCATAGCTTGAATTTGCGCCTTCATCTCTACAATTGGGTCTGGGTTAGCGGCTCCGAGCGTCGGCATAATAAACTGCGTGGTGCCATACGAACGGCACCACGCCGCGCACATCAGCATGTATGAAAACGAGAAGTGAGGGTCAATGCCGATTTTAACGACCTTCCTACGCATCTTGTGCTCGTCTTCATTCTTCTCTGTAACAAGTGCCGTCTTAGTAAAGTGATGCCACACGATGTCGCGCAGAATCGGCTTTTTTACTTTCACGCCTTTGTCGTCTATCTCTTGCACAAGCCCAGCGGGGTCGGGGAACACGGTAGTCTTGCGCGCGATCCGTCCGAATGCCCAACTCATCATCTTGTACTGATCGAGCGATAGCGTGTACCGGTCACGATGCTCAGAGGACGTTTTTCGGTCAGCCTTTGACACCTGAGCATCACCCCAGCGCATCATGTCGTCCTCTATTTGCGTGTAGCTGGATACCAAGAAGACGCGGCCCTGCCAACGTCCTGCAAACTGTTTTGCGCTATCGTAGTTCGGCAACTGCTCACAAACGCACACCACAACGCCATACCCTTCCATTAACTCATCAAGCCTCGCCCACGGGTTGATGCTGTAGATTGCCTCGGCATGGATAATTGCCATGCGTCCATCAAGCAAGCGTTCAGCAAGCAACACGCAGCTAAACCCTCCCATATTGTCCACTCCCATGAAGGTCTGCTTCGCATGTTTGCGCCACACTACGCCAGCCTTTACCCCTTCGGCTGCACACTCATTGAGCATTTCAAGGTTTATTGGAACCTGCGTCGGATCTGTATATGGCTTACCTAGCTTTCGGTTGAAAAAGTTCTTTAGATCGGTGGCGTGCTGATACGCTTCAATTATTTCCCGCGCTGAAATAGTCGGAGAAAGAAACTGTGGATAGTGAACCGAAGTGATGTTTGCGTTAGACCCTAAAGATGAAGGAAGCCATTCCCCATGCTGGGTATCTGATAGCCATCCCTTACATGTCCGGCAAACATAAACGTAATCATCGACCGGTGCGCCCGCAATGCTGCCATCGTTGAACTGGATACACTCTGGAAAGTAATCATCCAATATATGTGCGTCGCCACATGACGGGCATTTCGTATGGAACCGATACTGATTGCCTTTTTTGTACCAAAAGTTTATATCCGCATCCGGCCAATTTGCCGTTGAACCCATTACGGTGTACCGAACACGCGATGCAGACAGGCGCTCGCGCGTCTTTTCCATATCTTCGATGGTCATTTCCTGCACCTCATCGAATGATAGAACGTCTAGCGGTATGGATTCAGTCATTGCCTTGCCCGATGTCCACATGAAGTGAAGGTGTGACTCGCCAATCGTCCTGGTAAGCACGTTCCCCTCACCCGCACCCCTATCTCCGAGCAATGAGTACGCAGCAGGAACAGTCCTAAGTATCGGCATGAAGCGGATGGTGGACTTTATCCCGGCCAGCTTCATATCTGGCAGGTACATGCCGATCTTGCATGGGCCCCACTTGAGCGCAAAGTAAATTGAGCACAGCATTTCAAGAACAGTGAAGCCGACTTGAGCGCATTTCTGCATAACAAGCATCTTGCCGAATGCAGACTCACGATCAGATGGAATTAAGTCGTAAATAAAGCGCATAGCCGGGCGGTCATCTAGCGAAAAAGGCAATCCATCGACCTTCATTCCATCGCGACCAAGCTGGATACACCAATCCGTAAATGTCATATCCGCAGGGATGCGCACTACAGGAGGCATAGTTAAACGCTCCTGTATCTTTTTTCGCTTGGCGAGCTCTAACTTCAGCCGCAATTCCACAGAAAGTTTAGCCATCAGCCTTTACGCAAGCGCTCTTCTATTTGCTCAACCGTCATAGCTGCTATCTCTTCATCGCTGAGCGAATTGCGATCTTTGTTGGCATTCAATAGATTTAATCCGGTTTGAGCTGCTTCATTCCCAGCCCGTGTTATTGCCAATACAGATTTGAGCGCATCTGCGTTTTCTTCGAGGCTTGCCGATTCATCAATCTGCGCAACCTGCATATTGGCAATCATGGATAACCGATGCGCAGTCATCGCCCCATATTCTGCCGCCCCCGCGAGGTGGTCACTTATGCTAGATAGCTTTCGAGCTAAATCGGAAACAATATTCTGCCGAGCCACAGGCAGCCCGGATATTTCCTCGGATATATCGCGAACCAATTTATCGGCGCTTACTTTTTCCTTTGCCAATTGCATCAATGGCTTAGATTTATCCGTGCGCTCGGACTTTTCGGACTTATTCGGATTTATCTTTCTCCGAATTGCCGCCTCATCCATGCCGAATTCTCTTGCGATAGCGCTCACACTTTCGCCATCAACTAGAACTCGCCTTTCAACGTCTATCCATTGCTCTGGCGTTAATTTTGATTTTCTACCCATGACCTACCATAGCCTCACGACTACGCTTCCTCCGACTCACCAAATAGATCATCACAATCGGGACGGCTCTTTTCCGCTTTGCGCGGGTTGTCCCTACGTTCTTTGACCGCATCTTCATCCAGCATCACCACTATGGCGTGCGGGCTCATTGGGGAGCGCTCAGGGTTCTTGGCGCACTTTAGATACGACCTTGAGCCATTCGGGAAGCGATGCCCACAAAAGCATAGCTTGGATGCCCGCCACCCCACGGCGTCCACTTCGCAGTTAGGGCAGCGAATTCGCTTCTCCCCTTGCTTTGTGGTGTATTTTTCCAGCCGCCCGCTTCCGCAGGTTCTGCAAAGGTGATCTATTTTCTCGACATCCATGCGCTTACCTTCCTTACAGCAAGCGCATCTGCGCAAAAATATAATCGGGCACGCCTGGCGGCATGAATGAAATTGCAGCCTTGTGGCTTTTCCGTATCGGAGCCATCGCGGCCTCGGCGGTATCGGCAACAACACCAATCTGGATTCTTCCGGCTTTGGCAACAAATACACCAACGGCATGGAGCGCACGCGCATGGATGGGCGGCTTACCCTTGGCATTGCGCCCGAGCATGTATTCCCTCTCCCGGTTATAACAGGACACACAGATACGGGCATGAATCAGGCGCTTGTCAGTTCCGCCACACCGGCAGCACAGCTTTTGCGGAAGGCTGTAGATGATTTGCTCACCCGCATGGGCCGCGCCAAGCTCACAGCCAGTACATACCGAACCAGAGCAATTGCTCTTATGCCGCTTGTACTGAGCTGCGCAACTCGTCACCGATAGCGTGCCGCGCTGCTTTTCACAATTGAAGTACATGCCGGGCGCGTATTCAACGTTGAAATAAGACACTGCAATGACCATGACTCCCCCTTTTTAACCCGTTAAACGCCAAACCTCCGAACCCAGATGTCGCGACATGATGCACAGCACCACCGCCCGCCACTTGTATCCTCCCCACACTCACGGCACTCATACTCAAGCGGAATTTCTGTTGTTGCCGCTGCGTGCGCTTTGGCTATTTGCCGATCTCTCTCGTCTTGCTCGTACTTTTCTGCCGATTCAGCTTCGTCTGCCATCCCAACCCCTTTTAAGTTTTCCGAATCTCAATGCCATGCAATAGCTTTACTCAAAAATCTCCCTATCCCAGCCACCGCCATTCTTTTTTGCCCTTGGCGTAACAGCCATAAAGCGGAATGGGTACATTTCAGCCGCCACTTTGATCTTGACTCGCGCATCGTCTTGCCAAAACCCTTTGACCTCATGCATTTCGAGCGCACCAGTGCTAAACATCACAGCGAAGTCTGGCGAGTAAAAGCATCCGTCTGCAAGGCGCAGCTTCACACCCTCGAATCGATACCAGACAATCTCGCCGGCTGCTTTGAGCATTTCCAAGTGCAGCCCATAAGCTGCCTCGGTCTTGTTCATTTCTCCCACCTTCAACCTACCGAGAGCCTGCATTTTTGTTAAAGCGCTCATTTCCCATGCCCTAGTGTTTGTTTTTTAGCCTCGGCCAACTTCTCGGCCCAAGCCTGCTCAACCAATGTTTTCACCCGCTCTACCCGCTCCCTGCCGTATTTCTTCATCCACCATTCCAAATATCCAGCGCGCATCGTCTTGGTTGGCACATGTAAAACGAAGCGAGCAAGGCAACAATCTCGTCCAAAGTCATAGTTGCCATCGTCTTTTACGCAAAATTCGCACTTGCTCATTACTCTTCAATCTCAGGTATCCAGCTTCGGGCAATATGCGCGGCCCCGACCAACTCAGCTCCATGCTTTGCGTGCTCGGCTAGCCCGCCGTAATAGTCCATCGCCGTGCCGATCTCGATCATTTCTTCGCTCAGTTCGCGCAGGCGCTTTACAATTTCAGACTTTTGCGTAATCGGCTCTTTGAGGGCAACCATCCGGCCAGATCCGTCAACATTCCACCACTGCACGCGGCCAAAGTTATCCACGGTAGCGCGCTGGTATGTCCCATTTGCGTCCTTGCGCTTCACCAAAATTACCCCGACCACTTCCATCCCGGACTGCTCAAGTGAGCGCAGCTTGGATGCACAAACCGAAGTCATTGGTATCTTCTCGATCACGCCGCACTCCAATCTGTTCGTTTCTCGTGATTTTTCTCGGCCAATATAAGATTGCACTTCGCCATTAGCTCTTCCTCAGTTCCAAATGCGGCCTCAAATCTGCGCCTCCAAGGGTGCAAAGATGGGGTATGCGCCTTCCCGCCTTGATGATGCTCAAAACACAGCGGAAGCACTTTCATGTGCGCGCCTGGCTTGGTGCGTCCATCGACGTGATGAATCGAAACATGGTGATTGCGGATGCCAGATAGGCGACACGCTATACAGCCAACTTCGTTAGCCAGCCTCCCCCAATAATATTTTTCAGCTCTGGTGGGATTGCTCATTTTCTAAACCATCCATATTGAAGCGGCTCCGGCAATACGAAAAAATGCCGCATATTCGCCACGTTCACGATTTCTTTATCTTGCGGTAGCACTTCAATTGCGTACTGATCGCCCATGCCGAGTTGGCGCTTGATCTCCATTAGCTCATCCCAAGTAATTCCCTCTACCCATCCGCCAGTAGAATTCACTGATGTTCTGTTCACGGAAACACGCACAGCGCCACACTCATTGAATAGCTGGACAAGGAAGTCACGGCTCCGATAGGCGGCAAACAGCGTTGAATCATTCCTCGGGAAGTCCCCCATTGGAACTTGAGTAAGCCTTACTGGCTGCTTAGCGTTGTCACGCTCAAGCTGGCGGCGCATCTCTCTGGTGATTACGCGCCCGTTCATGCGAACAACCTTTGCTGTGAATTTTCTTGCGCGTAGGTTTTGGCCGCGTGAGCTATGCGCGCCTCGGCGATCTCGACGTGCTCACTTTCCAGATCAATACCAATAAATCTGAATCCTTCAAGAATTGCGGCTTTCCCAGTGCTGCCGCTCCCCATAAACGGGTCGAGCACCACGCCGCCAGGCTGAGTAACCAAACGGCATAGATAGCGCATCAGGTCAGTTGGCTTTACGGTTGGGTGGTGATTAGCGCGCATAATCTTGCGATGCGGGTCTGATTCACTGAATCCGCGACCGCTATCATTCTTGATGCCAGCCTCTTTCAACTCAAAACCAGCCAAACCCTCATCCCTATCCTGCCGACTGGCTTTGGCGCAATAGAAGAAACGGGCCGCACTGCCAGAATCGCCGAACCCAGTTACCGGAATTCCGCCGGCGAACTGCCCAAAGACGTTATTGTTATTGCCAGCCTTCACGCCACTGGGTTGACCGCTTGCAGTCATAGGGAATGCCGCGATTACATCTTCACTTCCCGGATTTGGTAACTTTCTGAATAGCTCCTGTAAGTGCGCGGGCATGGCCTTCCATGCCTTCTCATCAATCCGCATGGCGCATCCTTCCGTGTACGTCGTAGTGGCACGTCTGGCAAAGCGTGATACCGTTGTCCAGATCCCAAAGCACCGCTGCGTGATGACGTGCATCGTCGCGTGATGTAATTCCAATACGCTCAATCAATTCAGCAAGCCCGATCTTGTGGTGAGCTTCAAGTTTTTGAGTCTCTCCGCAACGCGCGCATTGGCCGTCACGCGCCTTTACCGCGTCCATCCATTTTCGGTTTTCAGTCATTTGGCGGATGGATGCATTGATTTTGCTAATTCCTCCTTTCCATTGATAGTGCGCCGCACCGCGCATCTTCTTGCCACGAGCCGCAACCGCATTTGGATTGGCTGCGCAAAACGCCTTATGCGATGCAGATGACTTACGCTTCGACTCTTCACTATGCCTGCATCCGGTACGATGATTTGTCCCTTTAACATGGCCTAATGCGAGTCCAGCCCGCTGGGCTTCGGTAACTCCAGATAGCGCCTGCGCCTGTCCTCTATGCGCCAAGCAAGCAACGTGACGCACGCGCGTAAGTTGGCTAGGACGCCTGTATAACGGCAGCGAGCAGACAATGCAGAAAGTATTAGGCGTTCGCACTTAGCCACCCGTAAAGTTCACGCTTCTGCTCAACGGTCACATCACCGCGCAGTTCATATTCGTCTTCTGGATATGACAGGATTAGGTTTGCAGGGAATCTACCGAGTTGGCTCGGCCCAGTGCGCTCAACAGTTGCACCATCTTGCCCGGGCGCAACAGTGAGTTTTTTGGCCGCTCCACCCCATGCAGGCGTCCCAATTTCCGGGGGGATTCCTTCCGGCCACTGGACTCTTGAACCATCCACATTGACCGCACCAGTACCGAACTGCAACACATTCTCTGCTACGGTTCCAATCAATGGCTTTCTAGCAACGACGATTGGTTCGTGCGCTGGTTTAAGAGCAGTGCCCCAACCATCCCATTGCTTTGCCGCCTCGGTAGCTGGTTGCGTGATCTCTTTCCACTTCAATGCCTCTATCGGCTCACTTCCAACCAACTCGCTCCCACCTCGGGCGGCGCGACATCCTCCGCGTACCAATTCTCCGGTGCCGGAACGCTCTGCGCCAGCCTGCTTATCAATCGCTTTACTCACATCTAGCGATTTCGGGAAGCCTTGGGAGTACACCCACATGATCTGATCGCGGATTTCAAACCCTGCATCTTCAATCGCGCACACCATGCGGTGATAAGTGCGAGCGCCAGAGAATGTGAGCAAATGACCGCCAGGCTTCAATACGCGCATTGCTTCCTTCCACATCGATATGTTGCAGGCAATCCCTGTGCTGTCCCAGCTTTTCCCCATGAAGCCAAGTTCATATGGCGGGTCAGTGACAATCGAATCAACGCTGTTATCAGGCAATGATTTCATCACCTCAAGGCAGTTGCCATGCTTCAGAGACACGTTTTCAGAGCCAAATAAAATCATGCGAATCCCAGCACCCTTTCTACGACCGCATCCAACTCAGCGCGATCTTTGTATGTAGTCAGGACTTCGCGTAGCAGCACCGTAACCACGGACTGATACACGCGCTCGAACTCGGAATCATCCATCTTGGCAAAGCTGATCGACTTGGCGCGCAGACGCATCCGGCCTTTCAGATCAAAAGTCTGTTCATAAAACCCAGCCAGAATGAGGATGTCTTCGCGGAATTGCTCCCGGTTCTTTTCCATTACGCGGCCCTTGTAGCTCTTGCGCACGCGGTTTGGCTCCCACGCTTCGTACCCGATGTCGAGCAATGCGAAAAACTTTCGATGGAACTTTGGATTACGAGGAATGATGAAGTCGAGGAATGAAATCTCGCCGGCCTCAAGGTTAATGAGTCGTTTCCATATCCGCTTCCATGCGCGGTCTTCCTCTTCGTTTGTGCCACGGATGCACTCGAATAAGAACTTGCGGATACCAACCAACTCTTGCTCTGTTGGTATTGGTTCGCCAGTGCGGGTTATGACTAGCTTGCTCATTCGCACAACCCATAAGCTGATGCACACGCTTTTGAATCTTCGAAGCCCCCAAGAAGATCGAACTGCTTACCGCCGCGTGTTGTTTTCGCCCACTCGACCACATGCCAGATGGTGTTATCTTTTGCCTGTCCAGGCGTAATGCCGGGCGCAGGAATAAACGTAGCTGCCATTCTCTTTGAGCAAAGAGCGACCTTCTTTTCCCACTCTGCTTTCTCTTGTATTGCCTCTGGGAATCTGTGTGCGATCTGCCGAAGCTCTGCTTTATTGACGTTGATGCACGGCATACACCCGACACGCGACATTCCTTGTCTATAAAGCGGGTTAGGCTGTATTTGACGGGTCGCGCAGAACTCAAACACTTGCATTGCATTCCACTCAACGATTGGTCTAAACGTCCAAATTCCACCGCCGATACGTTCAATTTTCTTGGCGTTACGGCGGTTCAGGGATTCGTCGCGTCGAACACCTTGCCAGCTCAACACCTGATGTCCGGCATCGATCAGGTCAAGCTGGTACGCGACGGCCATGTTGCGCTTTAACTCTTCTGTGCAGAATTGCGCCTTGCGGCTAGGGAATCTTCCTTTCCACATGCACAGGTCAAGGAATGGATTGCCAGTCGGATGAAGCGCAGCCAGTGCCCTACGCTTGGCCTTGTTGCTCCACCTAACTCTGTGGCCGCCGCCGATCTTCTTAGTCTTTTGCACAGGCTCATCAACAATAAATCCATCGCGCTTTACCTTGCGCGTGATTACATTGCCGCGCCCATCCCGCTTAGGAACCGGTGTTACACCATCAGCCTCAAAAACTGGCGCAGTGTCATATTCACGACGTGATCGTAAATCTCTGGCGATAAACATGCGCTTTGCTGAAATGTTTTCGGAAAAATCAGCCTTTAATCTGGTGATAGTGATGTCTAACGCTTGTTCTAAATACGACAGATATTCGTACACGGCCCCATGCTCATTGCCCGTGTCGCAGAAAATCGGCACGATGCTTTCGCGCGGGCAGTTTTCGAGAGCGATCAGCAATGTGGCTGAGCTATCTTTTCCGCCAGACACGGAGACGACGTGCTTAATCATGCAAAAACCTTCCCGCATTCAACACAAAGACCATCCAAGTTTGTTACCTTGCACGCGCATTCATCATCAAAGTTTGGATATATTTCTGATGCGCGATCACCTGCGAATTCTTTTGCCATCGCGTGCAACGTTTCGACATGTGCCGACTTGTTTGACATTTCCTGCAGGTAGTCAATTTCAACAGCCAGTGCTGCCAAACTTAATGCGATTGAATATCTTTGAGTGTTCATGCCGATAACTCCTGAACTGCACGGCGCGCGTGCTTTGCGATTTCGATATTTTTCTGAGTTAGCACCCAGCGCAGCAACACCTCCGTGCTTGCGCGCATCGCCACGTAGGTTAGATGGCCGCAGTGATACTCATCACCATGAATCTGATCGCACAAGCGCTTGATCGTCGCCGCATGTTGCTGCACGAAGAATTCACCGCCAATGCGTTCAGCTAGATCGGCTAACACATAGAGATTTACGAGGTGATCTTGAGTTGCGGAGTCGTTATCAAGCGCCAGCAATGCGGCATGGGCAGATAGCTCGTATGTGGTGGCCGTTTTGATTCCAAGTGGCTTGATAGCCAGCGTGTTATTGATGCGAGCACCTGATTTTTTACCCGGCCTGCGAATTGGCTTACGTGACGCGCTCATACCTTCCCCCGATGCGATGCCCAATCAAACGGAACACACTGCCCGCCATCCTCGCGAAGGCGATCAAATATCCGCTCACCGAGAAACGACTTCACTTCACTTGGGGTTAGATTCGTCAACAACAGCGTTGGGCGTCTGCACTCATAACGCTCGTTGAGAATGTCGAACATCATGTTTTTCTCGAAGTCGCTGCCGAACTGAACTCCGATCTCGTCAACAATCAGCAAGTCCGGGCTGGAAAATAGATCAACAACCATGCTTTCAGATTCGGTTGAATCCTTGCGCCAAGCATCTTTAACGCGGCGCATCATTCTCTGAACGGTAGTAAATAAAACCGTGCAGCCATCATTCATTACTTTCAAACCAATACCAACTGACAGGTGCGTCTTCCCTGTGCCTGGTTTGCCGCAAAATATCGCACTACGCCCTGTTCGTTGAACGTTCGCAAAGTCATTTGCATACTCAGTAGCAAAGCGCAAAGCAGATTCTTGCCCCTTGCTTGTCGCAACGTAGCCATCCAGCGTCCGCGAGTGGAATCTATCCGGTATGCCTGCCTCACCAAGAGCGCGCTGCCAGCGGTTATGCTTTTCAATCTTGGCTTTTTCTGCGGCCTCACGATCAGCGAGTGACTTTGCTTCGTTAGCGCAAACAGAGCACCCAGACCAAATTTCCCTATTTGGTAATTTGCACACTAGATGGCTATCAAAACTCCCATGAATTTCACATTGTTCAAGTTTTGTTTTGATTTCAGCAATATCTGAAAATGTTTTCATGTTCATAACGAAGCAATCCCTTCCCCGTAGTTTTTATTCTCAAAATTTTCAGGTGACGGGGTTTTACCCTTTGCGCCTGAAGGGGGGAGCGCAGCAGCAAGCCACTCCAATGGCTGCATTGGTTTTGCTTTAATGCACTCGCGAAGCTTGTCCACAACAGCAACATCGCCGTGAGTTTTACGCAGTCCACCAAAGAATGATCTGGCCGCCTTATCCGTTGTTCCTGCGCTGACCAGCAATGGCACACCGTAAGTAAAAATTATTTCCTGCGGGTCAGTCATTTTTGACGGCTCGCCGTCCGTTACGTTAGTAACGGAAAGGTTTGTAGAAGAAGATGAAGACGTAGCGCCAGCACCTTGCCGTGCGCTTGGTGTTGAATCACTAGACTGGCTTGGTGATTGATTTTCTTTCACCTCTCCATTCACCTTGCCGTGGCTTGGTGAATTATCTGGTGATTGAAAACGTGTATTTCCACCGCTCACCGAGCGCTTCCATTCATCCACTAAAAAGCGTGATGAATACCAGCATGGGCCCGCCGCCGGCTCAAGCAAAATAATAGGCGCTCCCTTCTTTCTGGCATGAACCGGAATATGGATATAGGCATCGCAGCCCTTATCCCCGCCCTTCAATACCTCGCGATCAACAAGCTCTTTGAGCAGCTTTAGAGAAACGCCAGCGGCCCTTGATATGTCAGAAAGAGGCCAGCGCAGCACGCCATACTCATCTGAGTCATGCATTAGGCATAGCACATCAATCCACGACCCGCGCGCGGCCTCAGAGCAACGACGCAGCTTTGCGTTATTGCGCCAGTCCGCTGGGTAAAATTGGAATGATGGGCGTTTCGCCATGTCAGCCCTTCCAATCTTCGAAAAGGCTATCGCTTTTTGCAATGTTGCAATCGCGGCAAGCAAGCACCAAATTGCTCAGTGACGTTTCACCACCTTTAGATTCTGGAATGTGGTGATCGAGGTGCATTCCCGGGAATGTCACATAGGAACCAATCCATTTAATGGAGCCGACGAAATCGCAGTAGGAACATTTGACCGATAACGACTGTCCTTTTTCGCATCCATACTTTGATGCGATCTCACGTTTTAGTGCATCAGAAATGCGAGCTTTCTTATTTTTTGCTGTATTGCGCGGCAGCTTTGCAATCGAACGGAAGTTCATTTGCATTATCAGATTGAACGACAAGTCGTGGCGCAACCTTCCGGCGGTTGATGTGGCTACGATCAATTGAATAACTCCGCTTGTTTGACTGGAAGGCGAACCGGATGAATGCTTTTCTTCGTGATCGCGCAATGCCTGGTCGATTCGAGGCGCTGAATACGCCCAGACGAAACGAGCGCATTGACGCGCGCTGATACTGTTGAAAGCTCTATGTCCTGATGATGCGTTGCTCGATACAGCTTCTTAATTTCATTCAGGCTGGCATCGCGATTAGTTCGCTTGCAATGCGACTCGATCACCTCAAAGATGCGGTCTGATTGCGTCTTGATCTTGGAATTACCAAGCGAATAAAATGATTCGATGGATGTGTCTTGTACGTTTGTTCTCATAACCAATCCTTACTTGACTTGACCTGATAACTTTTCAATCCGCTCGGCCATCGCCGAGATATGTTTCGATGCCTCGATAAACTGGCGCTGCAATTCGGCCATTTCATCCTTTGGCTCGACCGGAGAAGGATGTGAATACCCGAGCTCATCACAGAGCAAATTCACCCCATGAAAACCTTTGTTCTTTGCCATACGCATAATGAATAGCGCTTGGTCTGGCGATAGCTTCTCTGGGCGATCTTCATTTAGGCAGGCCAATAGAAGGCGCTGGGCCGTATCAAGTGGCTTCTCTGGGAATAGCGCAGCGCCTACAACTTTTGATCCACCTGCCGCCTTCACACACTCAATGAGCGCATCGTTAAAGGTTTTGCTCTCACTCATTACAACCCCCTACAAAATTGAAATTCATATTTGCAACCATTTGTAAGGACTTATTTGGGCAAAAAAAAGAGAATGCAAACCATGAAAACAAATGCTTACATCGGAATAAAAAAGCCGCACCCGAAGGCGCGGCCAACCCCGCTGACTGCTCTAGGGAGGAGAGGACATTGGATGTCAGCGGAGAAAACATTAAGCGGCCTTCTCAACAAGTTCAGGCCAATGGATATGCCAGTCGTCAGGGCGAAGGTCTTTGCGCGTAACTGCGCCACCGGTTGCTATTTCAATCGGCATACAGCGCTCAAATGGCACCTGCCTAAGCTCAGATGCCCACTGATGAATAAGCACAGGGCTTACCCCCATGCTTTTGGCAAGATCGGATTGAGCCCCGCGATTCGAGAGATATTCAGAAAGTTTCATAGCCGAGACTTTAGCGAAATGCTAAGTAACTGTCAATAGCGAAACGCGAATTTACATATTTAGCGTATTGCTATCAAATAAGCCCATGAAAACAATTGATGAAATCAGACGTGACAACATTGCCATTCTTGTAGAAGAGCATGGCGGGGTTAAGCCTCTGTCAGTAAAGTTAGAAAAAAGCGAAGCTCAAGTAAGCCAATGGCTTAACGGTTCAAAAGACTCGAAAACTGGCAAGCAACGAGGAATGAATAGCGATACATCCAGATCCATTGAGGAAAAAGCAGGCAAAGAACGCGGCTGGATGGATCATGAGCACAAAACAACTGACAGCTATATCCCAAAAAGCAAAAAAGGCGAGGTCGCCGCAAGAATAGTTGATGCGCTTACATCAGAGGCGCAGCAGGATAAGGCAATAAAAATCGTTACTACGTTTGCTGAACCAGAAGGAAACGGTGGGGATGCCCCCCCCCAGCGCGCGGCACAATAACGTAATCCAATTGCAAATCCAGACCCAATTCAATTTCGGAACTGGCGAATGATTAAATGGATACGTAATTTTTTGCCTCCCTGGCGGACAAAGCCTAAGATCACCAAAGAAGAATCAGCAGATCGGATAGATCAAGAGCAGATCAGTGCATCAAATACCAAACAAAAAATAGAGCGAGAACTTCAAACCATTGGGTGCCCAATGAGCTTTGAAGAATTTATAAAATTTATTGTCCCCCTGCTCTTGCGTTATCCGCACACATCGGTCGGATACAACACTAGCGATGCCGAACTTTTATACAAGTTTAGCGGGAAAGACCCATCGGCTAAGAATGATGCTTATGAGTTGTTGCGCTGGAAACACAATGACCTAATACTCCAAACAGCATGTATGCTAAGGAACAATTTTGAACTTCTTATGGGCGCTGGCGTGCTTGGTATGGACGTAACCATAAGCACCCAAGAAAATTGTTGCCTATCAATTTTTAACGGGCGAACTGTTAATACACTTGAACTAATCTCGGCCTATGACAATCCAGATGGGGAATTCCCGCTCTTCCCTCCAATTGAAACGCCTTGCGTCTATCAAGATGGCGCACATCGGCTATGCCATGTATTAATCACTGCCGTAAATAATCGCCAGATTCATGGCGACCCAGACTTTGCCGCATATTTGGACGATCATTTTGGAAAGGCTCGTGCCATAGGCAATCTACCTTGGATTGATAACTGGCGCGATGTATTGGTAGGCGAAAGAAACAAATTGCTGCGCGAGCAAATTATCGGTATCAGCGAAGACCTGAAACATCACGGGGATAGCCTTGAGACATTGAACCTATCAATCGGGACACCCCCAACAGCAGAAACACTTTCCCGGATAGGCATGAAAGAACTTCGGACATTGCAAAAGAAATATGGGATTCACGGACATCGAACCATGATTGATATTTCTAAGCAACTCATCACATTTAAGCCAGCACAGGAAGAAATTCAAGCGCTGGCTGATTCAATCAGAATTGACGATGTAAATTCGCACATCGAAGAGGCGAAACGCTGCTTTGACCATATCAAGAGCCTTGAAGAAACTGTAAACAAAAGCTATTCCTAGCCAATCGCCCAGCCCACCAAAGCATTAACCCGCCATCGGCGGGTTTTTTGTTGCCCCCTATATCTGAAATTTCTCTGAATTTATTAAATTTAGCGTTTCGCTATTGACAGCCACTTAGCATTTCGCTAAAGTTCACCCCATGCCGCAACCAACGCGGATACCGAAACAAACTAGTCTCACCCGGCAATGTTGTGGCAAGCGCGGTGAGTGAAGCCAAGGACTACGGTGAATGGCAACTGGGCGCGAAGAGTGGCAGCCAGAAGCAACAAAGAATCCCTCTGGCTTGCATTGCAGGTGCGATGTGGGCTGGTTAGCACGGTGTCACCGACCGGGATAGGTAGGCAGCCTGATAGCCATACAGGCCGACCGTAGCCAGTTCGAAAGAAGGCTATCCCTGCTCCGGGTGAAGGCGTCAGAACAATTGAATGGAGGCGCAAATGCGAAACCAGTTCGGATATGACGAAAGCGCACCAAACCCATCGTGGCTTATGCGCGATGTGCAAAACAAGTGCGAGCAGTGCGGATTGATATGGGTCGGGATTAGAAGCTGCCTATGTCATCAGTGCTCAACTAAAGCGGAGAAGGGAGATTGTCATGCAAGCAGCCAGCAACATGATTGCAAGCCGTCCTGAAATGGGAATTACGGCATATCGCGAAGAGGTCGGATATTTCCGTCCATGCCAACTAGATGAACGTCTTGAAGACGTTGCGATAGAGGCAAAAGAGCACGGAAGCATCATTGCGGTTCGCGGCTCTGTTTTTTGCATCATGCCGGTGTTGATTGATGGATGGACAAAAGTAAACGTGGGGTGGAAGCAATGATGAACCGACAAATCCTAATCCCGCGCAGAAAGCCAACTCATCCGAATCTGCTTTCGCGTATCCGAATGTCATTGAAGAACGCCAAGCTGTTTTTTGAGAACTATGCGTACTTCCGATCAAAAGGATTTTCCATGCGCCATGCATGGTTTTACGCGAGGAACACGCTTTGACCCGCGCCATCCTCGCCTTGATCTCGCTGCTCTACACGCCATCGGCGGTAACAGAACAATCATGGAGTGGATGGCAAGCGTGGATGGTCGGGCAACCATGCAGCACTAAAACCGACATTTTAGAGGGCACATGCAGCATAGAGATTCACAAGCCACATTGGATGACGAAACAAGAAAAACGCAGCGCCAAATTCAGCACACACAACAGGAGATAAAAAATGAATCAGCAAGAACAAGGTCTTTACCACAAATTCAACATATCACGCACCGACGGAACCGATGCGCCAGGCGGCAAGCACTTCGGCAACGAATACTTCGTCCTAAACCTCTCTACTGACAAGCACACTATACCGGCCATTGCTGCATACGCTGAATCCTGCGCCGCCGATTACCCTGCTCTGGCCGCTGACTTGCGGACGAAGATCGCGGAAACAGTCAAGTCTGCCAGCATCTGCATCACAGTGCCGGAAGTAACGCTTCCAGGTGGACTTGTTGTGCCATCGCACCAGGTAGGTCAGTACATCGCATCGCGCGGCCCAGCAGGGATTCCGCAGTCTGTTGCCGATGCAATGCCTTGGGTTGAGATCAACTACGACGAAGCACGTAAGGCTTGCGCCGTTGCTGGTTATGACCTTCTCGCTGAAACACGCGCGCTGGCCATTGCATACGACATCAGCCAGCAAGACATCAACTGGACTGGCGGCAAGGTCGGCGAAGGCAAGATTTTCCAAGGCATCCACAAAGACAACGTCAGTGAAGCACAAGCCGGAACCTACGAATCTGATGATTCTGAAGAGCGCCGCTGGCACCAACTCTCGAACGGTGAGCGCATCTATGACTTTGCCGGCAACTGCTACACATGGGTATTCGACGATGTTCAAGGTGATGAAAACGGCCTAACCGGCAAGATCGCCGCCGATTCAATCTCGCTTACCACCGCGCCAGCAAAATCGCAAAAGAATGGCGTCGGCTGGTACCCAGAAGGTGGCGCAAATTGGTCTGGCGGTGCGCTCTTGCGGGGCGGCTGCTGGGTCTCCGGCTCGTTTGCCGGTGTGTTCCGTCTCAGCCGCGGCAACCCCGGGAGTCGCAGCGGCGACGTCGGCTTCCGCTGCACCAAGAGTCTCTGATCGCTGGTCACAGGTCGCGGCGTAAGCCGTGACCTCCACAAAATATAAAAACAACAGGAGCACACAAAATGAACGACAGAACAGCACTGGCAACACAAGAAGATTTCGGCGGAACAGGCCGGACTATGGCGGTTGTCGAAACCGCATCAACAGCAATCGCTGCGCAGTCAAAGGCGATGGTCGAGTCGCGCTACATCATGGCGATGCGCAATCCACGCAACATGGATGCGGTACGGCAAGAGCTGCTCAAGGAGTGCCGCCGCCCGAGCTTTGCCAACAACAAGAGCGCCTACTACATCAAGCCAATCGGACAAGGCGTTGAAGGTTTGGGCATCCGCTTCGTTGAGGTCGCCTTGCGCTGCATGAAGAACGTGCTGGTCGAAACCACCATGATCTTCGAGGATGAGCAAAAGGAAGTTCACCGCGTATCAGTCACCGATCTGGAAGCAAACATCACCTACCCGCTGGATGTGCGCGTGTCGAAAACTGTTGAACGCAGCAAGCCGAATAGCGATGGCTCCTACATCAGCGTGCGCAAGAACAGCTACAACAAGGATGTTTACACCGTACTCGGAACTGACGATGACCTGCTCAATAAGCGCGGGGCCCTAATTTCAAAGGCCATGCGCTCGCTTGGCCTGCGCATCATCCCTGGCGATCTGTGCGACGAGGCGGAAGAGATCATCAAGAAAATCCGATTGGACGATGCTGCGAAAGACCCAGATGCAGAGCGTAAGCGCATCGTGGACGCATTTTCTTCCATCGGTGTTACCGCTACCGATCTGGCCTCTTATCTCGGGCATGACCTAGCCAAATGCTCGCCGCCGCAAATTGTGACGCTGCGTGGAATCTTCGGCGCGATCAAGGACGGTGAGGCCACTTGGCAAAGTGTGATGCAGAACAAAGCAGAGCAAGGCGGGAATTCAGCCTCCGCCGCAGCCGATACCGGCAAAAAAGAAATCCCCATCTGTACACCGGAGAACTTTGAGAAGAAAAAAGCCGGATGGCGGAAGGCGATCATCGAAAAGACAAGAACCGTCGCCGACCTGATCGCCACCATCGAAACGAAGGAAAAGCTCACTGACGATCAGAAACAGACGATTGATTCGTGGTCGCACGAGAACGACTGAGGCTGACATGACCATTACCGTAAAACATGAATGTGGCTCATGCCGTGGAACAGGTCTGTATTCCGGCATGGGTGAGAGCAAAGAGGCCGCGATAGTTTGCCACAACTGCAAAGGCTTTGGGTTCAGGGTATCCGAGTTTGTCGAATTCACTGGCCGCAAACAATTGCCAAATGTTGTGCGCGTTTATCAGGCCAATCCCGGAATCAAGATCGGGGCCGGCAACGGGTTCGTGCTTGAGGATTTTGGCGGGATTCCTGTTGCCGACTGGGAGCAAGGAAAGCCATTCCCTATTGGCGCAGAAATGCGCTCATTCACATGCCCACGGTGGTGGTTTCAATGTGTCGGTTCAGTCAGTCTTGATTGGAATATCTGCAATTCGAATATTGGACGGTCTTTTTCTCAATGCCAACACTTCTCGGACAAGGGTTTGTGCTGGGATCGCTGGGACAAAGAGCAAGCATCTACAGGAGATAAAAATGCAAATTCATAACCTACAACAAGGATCGCCAGAGTGGCACCAGCACCGCGTGAAGTGTTTCAACGCGAGCGATGTTCCGGCCATGCTTGGAATCTCGCAATATAAAACACGCACTCAATTGCTTGAGGAATATGCAACCGGGGTTGTCCAGGAGTTCGACGAAGCAACGCTACGCAGATTTGCCGACGGGCATCGCTTCGAGGCGCTTGCCAGACCGATTGCAGAAGAAATTATTGGCGAAGACCTGTACCCGATCATTGCCACCGAGGACTATGGATTGTCTCGACTGCTGTCTGCGTCATCCGACGGCCTAACGATGGCGTATGACAAAAATTTCGAGCACAAGAGCCTCAACAATGATCTGCGCGATGTTTTCGATAACGATCTTCCACTGTCTGAGCTTTACACCTCTCAGATGGAACAGCAGCACATGGTATTGGGTTGCGATGAAACGCTATTCATGGCGAGCAAATTTAACGATAACGATGAATTGGTTGAAAAGCGCGAACGCACCTACAAGTCAGATTCGGCAATGCGTGATCGCATCATCGCAGGATGGAAGCAATTCGAGATTGATCTTGCCAACTATGTGCCGCGTGTAATTGCCGAGAAGCCAAAGGCGGAAATAGTAATTGAGCTTCCAGCCCTATTCGTTCACGCCAAGGGTGAGATCACCACTCACAATATGAAAGAGTTTGGCGAAGCATTGAAGGCCAAGCTCGAAGAAGTACGCGCCATCGCGCTTGTTTCAGACCAAGACTTCTCCAACGCAAAGGCAGCGGCCAAGATGTTCCGCGACAAAGCCAAAGAGATCAAGGTATCGAAGGATTCGATGCTGTCGCAGACCGTCACCATCGGAGAGGCTGCACGCATGATGGATGCATGGAGCAAAGACCTCAACGAAACAGCGTTGCAATTGGAAAAAGATGTCGAGAAAGAAGACCTCGCCAAAAAACGCCTGATGGTAAGCGAGGCCGGAATTGCTTACTCCGCACATATTGAGGCGCTGGAAGCCGAGACGCGCCCGATTCAATTGAATGTGCAGCGCCCTGACTTTGCCACAGCAATCAAAGGCAAACGTAACTACACCAGTATGCAAAGCGCAGTGGATGATGCCCTGGCGAATGGCAAGATCGCCGCAGACGCGGCGGCAAAAGACATTCGCGCCAAACTAACTTGGTGCAAAGAAACGTCCGCCGGGTTTGGGTTCCTGTTCAACGATCTTGCACAAATCATTGGCAAGCCAATGGATGACTTTCAATTGGTAGTCACCTCGCGCATTGACGCTCATAAAGCTGCCGAAGCTGCAAGGCTGGAAGCCGAGCGTGAAGCAATGCGCATCGAGGAAGAAGCCAAAGCTAAGGCCAAGATTGAGGCCGAAGCCGCTGCTGCACGCGCCAAATCGGAGGCAGAAGCCAAGGCGCAAGCAGATGCACAAGCAAAACAGGTTGCCGAGCAGCAACCAGCCGTTGATAACGCCGCCAGCATTGCCGTAACTCAGCCAGTCAAAGATGGCGTGCGTCCAGCTACTGTTTGGCCGTTCCCGATGAAAGATGCAGTCACAACAGAGAAAAAAGCCGTCAGCAATTACGAACAGCCAAAAGATGTTCGTCCTGCTCGCGAACAGATCATTGCAGCCGTGGCAACCGCTTTCGATACAACAGACTCAGTTGCTCAGTTATGGCTACGTGAAGAGTTTGCGGGGGTTGCTGCGTGATTACTCCACAACTCATCCTCGACATCAATGAAGAGATCATCATCGACAACTTTGCCGGTGGCGGTGGCGCATCAACTGGAATAGAGATTGCCCTTGGCCGCCATGTTGACGTGGCGATCAACCACGACCCAGAGGCTGTCGCAATGCACTCTGCAAATCACCCACAGACGCGCCATTACTGCGAATCTGTGTGGGAGGTCAACCCGCGCGACGTTGAGCCAGGCCGTCCAATTGGCCTGTTGTGGCTCTCGCCGGATTGCAAGCATTTCTCCAAGGCCAAGGGCGGAAAGCCTGTTGAAAAGAAGATTCGCGGGCTTGCATGGGTGGCACTGCGCTGGGCCGCAATCCGCAAACCGCGCGTCATCATGCTTGAGAACGTCGAAGAGTTTGTAACTTGGGGCCCATTGGTCGAAGGCGCTGACGGCAATATGCGTCCATGCCCAAAGAACAAGGGGCGCGAGTTCAATGCATTCCGCAATGCCCTGCAACGCCAAGGCTACACAGTCGAGCACAAAGAGTTGCGTGCGTGCGACTTCGGCGCACCGACAATCCGTAAGCGTCTATTCCTGATCGCCCGCCGCGATGGACAGCCAATCGTCTGGCCGACGCCGACGCATGGCGACCCAAAGAAAGACGATGTAAAGAATGGGAAGCTAAAACCTTGGCGTACTGCTGCGGAGTGCATCGACTGGTCGATTCCGTGCCCATCCATCTTTCTGAGCAAAGAAGAGGCCCGCGTGCTCGGCGTGATTCGCCCACTAGCAGACAATACATTGCGCCGCGTAGCCAAGGGAATCATGCGCTATGTGGTCAATGCTGCGGAGCCGTTCATCGTTACCGCTGCGCACGGAGAAGGCAAGCCGGGAGCACCACAACGCTGGGGCAAAGGCCATCGGAGTATGTCAGAACCTCTTCCGACGATCACGGCGAGTGGCGGCTATGGATTGGTAACTCCGTTCATTACAGAGCACGCTAACGGATCCAACCAACGGAACATGGCTGCGGATGAACCGCTCCGCACTCAATGCGCACAGGTCAAAGGCGGTCACTTCGCATTGATTGCGCCAACACTGATTCAGACTGGGTACGGAGAGCGTGCCGGGCAATCTCCGCGCGCACCTGGCTTAGATAAGCCACTCGGAACAGTCGTTGCCGGCGGCGCAAAACACGCCCTTGTCGCACCGATTATCTCGACTTATTACGGCGACAAGAATCCAAATGATGTGCGTGGCATCCGCATGGATGAGCCGCTGCAAACCCAAACCACGGAGAATCGGCACGCTTTGGTATCGGCCTTCATGGCAAAGCACTATGGCGGTGTTGTTGGTCACGATCTGCATGACGAGCCGTTACATACAGTCACCAGCACCGATCACAATTCGCTGGTATCTGCGCACCTAACAAAATTCAGGTCTGGCTCTGTTGGCAGCGAACTAAGCGACCCAATCCATACCATTACTGCCGGAGGAAATCCGGCCAGAGACAGCACCGGAAATGTCCACGGCATCGTTACAAGCAACTTGGTCAAGATGCGTGGCGACAACATCGGGCAGCCAGACGATGAGCCACTGCATACGCTTAGCGCTCAAGGAACTCACTTTGCTGAAGTTCGCGCCTTTCTCGTCAAGTATTACGGCAACGAGCAAGACGGCGTATCTCTTAATGAGCCAAATCACACCGTCACAGCGCGTGATCGCTTCGGCCTCGTCACCGTCCACGGCGAAGAATACGCGATCACAGACATTGGCCTGCGCATGTTGGCCCCTCGCGAATTATTCCGCGCTCAAGGCTTCCCGGAGCATTACATCATCGGAGACAAACCAGAACAAGGCTTGAAACTGACCAAGAGCGCGCAAGTCCGTATGTGCGGCAACTCAGTGTGCCCGCCGCTCGCCACTGCGCTGGTGAGAGCGAATCTTGCAAATATGGCCGCCATCAAAGAAACAAAGCGTAAGCAGGCTTGAACATTAACCAACAAGGAACCTAAATCATGGCACTTGAATTAGAAAATAGCGTCGCGGCGGTCAAGCACATCAATGCACGCAAGGAAGGCGCGCAGGACGATAAAGAATTGGCTGTCGATATTAAGCTGGAAATCGATGAGGTGGCCGTTGCAGTCCTGCCGCAATTTGACCCAGCGCTGCGTAGCTTCGTTTTCGATAAGGACGCTGTTCGCTTCCCAGCAATGGGCGCAATCAAATGGAGCGGCGAGCACGTCAACATGGAGATCGAACTTTGCGGCTTCACGTTTATCGAAGCGCGACTTTCCAAGTTTGAGATTGAGCCTTACATAGACCCGCGCGGTTCAGACTTCGAAGAATTCACCGACTTCCAGCGTGTGCGCGTCACCTTGAGCGCGTCATTCAAGCCGCACGGCTCTGAGATCGCCACGATTGCCGAAATGCTTGGAGAGGACACAAAAATCAGCATCCGCGCACGTCAAAAGGAGTTGGCGGTATGAGAGATCAATGTACAGAGCAACGCTTTTTAGAAGATGTCGCCCGGCATCAAATGACGATCTTGCGCGATGACGGCGTGAATCGCCATGTCCGGTTTAAGCAGCCAGACTCTTCCAACATGTTCTTTGATCTCATCACTTGGCCTGGCTGTCTCTGCTACACGGGCGATATGGGGACGTATGTATTCCGCAGATTGGAAGACATGTTTGAGTTCTTCCGCACTGATCGCGAATACCAGCCAAACAACGGACAAAAGCTGTTCATAAACCTTGGCTATTGGTCTGAGAAGCTGGAATCAGTATCCCGTTTTGGAAATGGATATGAAGAGTTCAGCATGGATAAATTTAAGAGCGCAGTAAATGAATATGTAGAGCAATACATTACTGAAGAAGAATTGCCGGAAGGGTCTGAAGGAGAAGCGCAGGCATTACGCGAGGCAGTTGAAAGTGAGGTTCTTTCATGCGAAGAAAACTCATACGCAGCTTACGACGCATCCAGCCGTTTTGAGCATGAAGGATTTGGGTTTACTGATTTTTGGGAGCGCGACTTTACCGTGTACACATTCCATTTCATCTGGTGTTGCTACGCGCTTGCATGGGGAATTCAGCAATACGATAGCCTGAAAGACAAGAAAGCTACCGAACAGGAATTTTACTTACAGGACTCCCGAGATTATATCGGCAATGATGTCCTGTGGTGGGCGGACGCTGGCGGATATACCACCGACCTGAATAAGGCCGAGATTTTCACAAAAGAATCTGCCTATCGCCAAAACAAAATGCGTGAGACAGACATACCGTGGCCCAAGAGCTATATCGACGGCAAGTCTCGCCCGGCAGTTGACATGCAGTACATCCAGCCGACCGCTGAAATGCTGAAAGCGCATGAGGTGACAGCATGAGAAAAGCAAGCACGCTTCTCGCAATGGCGGCGGCACTAGGCATGTCTGGAATGCCGATGCCTCGTTACGCCAGAGGATATACATCGAACCGTCACAAACCACATCAAGGCACCAAAGAATGCGCGCGGCGCGTTCGCCAGATGTGCGGAGTGAAGCTGGAATGCAAGCCACGCCGAGTTTGGGTTCTTAACAACAGCACGCAGCGCGCCGATCACGTCTCATTGTGGCGCTGGGAAATTAAGTGGCCTACGCGCAAACCTTTAATCAGACTCGGTAAGTTGAGCAGATTTCAGGTGGTGTTGAAATGAAGATTACCCCGATTGAGTGGTTGCTCGGCGATGACACCGGCACAAGTAGCGAGACGATCTGCGCAGTGATGACTGGCAGCGCATTAGACCACGCTGACGTTCCGTATGACGCTGATGACTTTGGCCGGTGCTACAGATTGCTGCGCAGCTTTCCTGAATGGCGCGCGCGAATGTCTGAGGTATCAGCCAAGTTTCCGAAATGGGGGCCGATTGTAGCGGCATGGGACGAGCTCACTGCGATGTACGAGCAATTATGCGATGTAGAGCATGGCCGAATTTCACGCGCAAGCCACGCGGCCAATAAAGACAAGTCGTCGGCAATGTTCAAGCGCATTTCTGAATTAGTTGATGCAGGGCGCATTGCTGATGGGTGGGAAATGACTGGGCCGGGATGTTGGAGCAAGAAAGATTCTCAAATTATTAGCGTCGGCGGCGTTTCGATTCGCTCCGGGAAAGACTAACCATGCGGAATATATCGTTTGCCATGACAACAGCGCAGATCGTGGACGAATCAAAAACTGTCACGCGCCGCCTTGGCTGGATGAACTTGAAGCTCGGCGACTTGCTACGCCCAGTACGCAAATGCATGGGGCTCAAGCCAGGTGAAAAGATTGAGCCGCTACGCGGGCCAATTCGTGTGATCGGCATCCGGCGCGAACCGCTACGCAATATGACTGACGATACAGATTACGGGTTCGCTGAATGCGCGCTAGAAGGGTTTGCAGATCATCCGTCCTATCGTTGGCCGTCAGAGTTCGTTTCGATGTTCTGCGCAAGCCATAAGGGTTGCACGCCCGAAACGATCATTACTCGCATTGAGTTTGAGTACATAAATGGAGACGCAAATGGCTGACCAGCGCAACGGCGGTATCGCTTGGTGTACGGAGACTTGGAATCCGTTGCGCGGATGTTCCCGCGTTTCTGATGGCTGCCGAAATTGCTATGCAGAAGCGATGGCCGGAAGATTCTCGGGGGTTGGTCAGCCATACGAAGGTCTGACCACCAAAGACTCACACGGCACTGCCAAATGGAATGGCACGATCAAGCTGGTGCATGACAAGTTGACCGACCCACTTCGTTGGAAGCGCCCGCGCATGGTGTTCGTAAACAGCATGTCAGACCTATTCCATGAATCTGTGCCTGATGATTTTATCGATCAGGTATTTGCGGTGATGGCACTGGCAAAACAACACACGTTTCAGGTGTTGACGAAACGCCCGGAGCGGATGCTGAACTATCTACGTTCGAGCGCCGTCCGTGACCAGTGGGTGCGTGCTGGTGACACTTTTGCCGACACGATGGAGCCACTGCATTACGCCAACCTTTCGCACATCGGTAAGCAGGGAAACTTAGTGAGTGTGTTCTCGCAATGGCCCCTACCAAATGTCTGGCTTGGCGTAACTGTTGAAAATCAGGAAGCCGCAGACGAGCGCATTCCGTTGTTGCTGCAAACGCCTGCGGCGGTGCGCTGGTTGAGCATGGAGCCACTTCTTGGGGCGGTTGATCTTGCACATGCTTGCGATATTGGCGAGGAAATCGTGTGCGACGGAAGCTGGAGCGACATGAAAGAACCGCAGCGATGCCTTGAGGCGCTAAGGCACGGTAGTCTCAAACTGTTGGACTGGGTTGTTGTCGGCGGAGAGTCCGGCAGCAACGCACGTCCAATGCACCCCGAATGGGCAAGAAGTCTGCGCGATCAGTGCGCGGAGGCTGGCGTGCCGTTTCTCTTCAAGCAATGGGGTGAGTGGCATACCAACGCCTTCATCGCATCCACAGGAGAACCAGTATTCCGTCAATTCGACTCTTTTCAGCAGTGGGTAAATAAGGCGCAAACATGGGTGCAAGGCGGAATTTGCCTAGACTGTGATGGACGCGAACTCAAGAACGGCGGCGACATGATGCGGGCACGAGACGATGGGAAATTCCCCGTTACGATCATGCACCGTGTTGGCAAGAAAGCCGCTGGCCGACTACTTGATGGCGCTCTTCACGATGGCTATCCGCATGGGGTGGAAGCATGACCATCACCGCCTATCCCCTCACTTGGCCGAAACAGTTCCCTCGCGCCAAGACGCACGACAAGGGCCGGTTCAGCACCACCTTGGCCGGCGCGCTCAAGAATGTGCAGGAAAGCCTGCGTCTGTTCGCCGTTGACAGCGGCAAGAAGCTGGACGGCCTGACGATCAGTAGCAACGTGACGCTTGGCGTGAACAAGCCGCTGGATGCAGGCGTGTCCGTTTGGTTCACTTGGGATGGGCTGCAAGTTTGCATCGCCGTTGATCGCTACAGCAGCGTGGAAGGAAATCTGCAAGCCATCCACCACATCATCGAGGCGCGCCGCGTGGAATTACGTCACGGCACATTGGCGCTGGTGCGTGCCACATTCCAAGGCTTTCTCGCCCTTCCCGCATCAATCGCCCGCGACTGGTGGGTAGTGCTTGGTGTAAGCAAGGATGCATCGCCCGAGCAGATCAAGGCGGCATACCGCAAAAAGTCTGCCGATCATCATCCAGACAAAGGCGGAAGTGAAGCGGCCATGACAGAGGTAAATCTAGCTTATCAAGAGGCCATGCGGTGAGGCTCGTATTCGAACAACAAGGCACATTCGCCGCGATGTATGCGGCTGAGGACTGGTGCAGAACGAATGGAGTCTCTGTCGGATGTGGAGAAAAGGGAAAGCCTCGCGGCCTTCTTCGCGGTGACTTTGCAATCTCGAAATGGCGAAACATGAACGCATCAGAAATAGCAGCACTTGATGGTCGCATGACCGGTGACATGAGAGACGGCCCAGTAATTATTGAAATGACAAAGGAGATATAGATGAAATACCTGCAAATAACCCTATCCAACGGCCAGAAATGGGGCGTGCCTGTTGAAATGATCGCATGGAATCGCGCCAAACATTACGCCGGCGAGTTCGACGGAGATATTAAGCGCAGCTTGGAAGAGGACACTTTACCCCTGTTCGAGAATAGCCCATACGACGTGCAGGACTGGGCAGTAGGAAACATGAATTGGAGCGACTTCGACGGGCATCAAATCAAGATCGCAGATGCTCCGGCACCAAATTTCCAAGCAGAATGGATGAGTGGACAGTTTGAAGTAATTGAGCGCGTCGAGATTACGATGACCCCATGCACCAACTCAAGCCAAGTGATCGCGCATGGCTATGACGCTGCCACCAGCACCCTCGCCGTTCAATACAAAAACGGCGGGACGTATCACTACAAGGCCGTACCGGCGAAATTGTACGAAGAACTACTTGCCGCCGAATCTGCCGGAAAGTTTATTCATGCTGAAGTGAAAAGCGTCTATGAATTCGTGAAGATGCCAGAGGTAACGGCATGAGCGAACAAATCATAGCTTACGACTCGCCAGAGGCCGCAAGTATTCAGACAGTAACCGGCTGGGTTTCAAGAGCGGGAAGATTCTTTGGTAACGATGAGCACATGGCGCGCTACGACGGTTGCACGCATCGCCCATGCGGTAAATGTGGTGCGCTTATTTCAGTTCGCAGCTACTGCCGAGACTGTTCCGAAAAAGCGAGGGTAGAGAAATATGCGGTCATGCCGCGCGCTGATTGGAATGGTACCGACATGCTTTATTCGGAATCGCACGATGTCTGGATTCAAGATTCTGATCGCTTGGCTGAATATTGCGATGAACACGAATGCACTCCGAAAGAACTGTGTCTGGTTATCGCCGTTCCTTGCTACGCCAGCGAGATTGATGCCAACGATCATTACACCGATGACTTGCCGGAAGACGGAGATTTGCCACCTGAGATTGAAGAGGCGTTCGCTAAATTGAATGAGGCGATACGCGCAAGCAAATCAATCCTCTCATGGCAACCGGGTAAATTTGCTGCGACAGACGAATCGACCTCAATAGCCATTGAAGGAGCGGTAGCGTGAACGTCAAAGAGGTGGTTGCCGCACATCTAAAGCGATATGGCTATGACGGCCTGTTCTGCCCTGGTGAGTGCGCATGTCAAATCGATGATCTTGCGCCATGCGATTCGAGCAGCTTCATAACCTGCGAACCGGGATACAAAGTTCCATGCAAGAACAGCGCGCAATGCGAATGCGGACACGATGAGCCGCGCGCCGGTGAGTGCTGGAGAATTCAACGAGAAAAACAAACGGAAGGAGTAGCAAATGTCAGTTAATAAAGTGATCTTGGTGGGCCGCTTGGGAAAAGACCCAGAGACTAGGTACATGACCAATGGCGAGGCCGTAACTAACGCCACGCTTGCGACTTCCGAAACATGGAAGGACAAGGCTGGGGAAAAACAGGAAAAGACCGAGTGGCATAGCTTGGTGTTCTACCGCCGCCTAGCTGAGGTTGCAGGCGAATACCTAAAGAAGGGTTCGCAGGTTTATATCGAAGGGAAGATTCAAACCCGCAAGTGGCAGGACAAAGAAGGAAAAGATCGTTACACCACTGAGATCATCGTGAATGAAATGCAGATGCTTGGTAGCCGACAGCAAGGCGGCGATCACGAACAAGCGGAACCATCGCGCTCAGCACCAGCAGCAAAGCCTGCAAATACCGCGCGCCCAGATAAGCCGCCAGTACAAGGCGGCGGCGCGTTCGACAACTTCGATGACGATATTCCGTTCATGTGGCATGGCGCGCCAGGCGCAGGTGTGTCTTGGAGGGCAATGTAATGGGCTTGCTTAAATTAGTCGCGGGCTTTGTCGCTGCCGTAGCGTTTTTATTCGCCGTCATGTACGGGATGCGCTGGTTCAGCAACACAACAACTCCGCTGATGTTGCAATCGCCAAAGCCCGGTATCACATGCGCAAGCATGGTTACTTCCGATGGCGCGGCGCTTTCTTGCTGGAAGGATTGAGCCATGAGCAAGATGATTTCAGTGGCAACAATGAAGGCTCAAGTATGCGGGATGATCGGCACTTCCGATCTGACTGAATGGGAAACCGAGTTCGCAGAAAGCATTGAGCACCGCCAAGTGCTGACTGACAAGCAAACTGAGGTTCTTGAGCGTATTTGGAAAAAACATTTCGCGGGGTGATTGATATGAGTGAGCAACCAGACGTTGTAATCGTGCGTGACATGAATTTCACTGGTGAAATTTCTGTTGGGACGTATAGCACCGAAGACCAGCGCTACCGCATGGACGATGGCGACGAATACACCAGAGAACAGCTTGAGCAGGAATACGAGCCAATGTTTCTTTGGTCTGAGAATCCGAACAACGCGCGCTGGCTGTCGCTTGCGCACGTTTTGTGCAGCGATCTCGGTACGCCAGTTGGGCACATTGAAGACAGGTTAAACGCCGCAATTGAGAGGGGATCCAAATGTGTGCCGACATAACCCTGTGTCTGAACAAAGAATGCCCGAGCAAGGAAGCGTGCAAGCGATTCACGGAGCAACCCAGCGACTTCCAGTCATACGGAATATTTGATTTTTACTTCGGCGACTGTTGCGAAAGCTTTATACCCAACGAGAAACAAACAATTGAACAACTGAAAGGATAGTCATGCAAACCGAAAACAAATTTATCACCGCCCCAGAAATGACACTGCCAAGTGGCATTGTAGTTCCTTCATTCCAGTACGGGCAATTCGCCTGCAGTAAGGGGGCCGATGGGAAAGCTGTTATCACCGAGGATGGTACACCGTGGGTACGCATTAGCTTTGAAGAGGCCAAAGCGGCGTGCGCAGACATTGGTGGACAGCTCGTCACTGAAAAACAGGAACTGGCGATCAGGCTAAATGCCGCCCAGCAGGATTGCAACTGGACAAAGGGTAAGGTTGGAGAAGGAAAGCTGTTCCGTGGCCTGCGCAAAGGAAACGTATCGAGCGCGCAGCCTAGCACGTTCCAATCACCCTACGCGAAGGAGTGCCGCTGGTTGACGCTATCGAATGGCGAGAAGGTTTGCGACCTAAACGGCAACGTATTTTCGTGGATTTTTGACGACGTGCAGGGCAATGACTTGGGATTGACCACCATCATCAAGGCGGACTCGCCAAGCCTGACCACTGCCCCCTATCCTTCGCAGGAAAAAGGTATGGGATGGCGTCCTGACGGAGAGCGTAATTGGTCTGACCGTGCGCTCATGCGGGGCGGCTGCTGGAGCTCCAACTCGCGTGCCGGTGTGTTCAATCTCGTCAGCGGCAGCCCCGAGCGTCGCTACGGCTACGTCGGCTTCCGCTGCACCAAGAGTCTCTGATCGCTGGTCACAGGTCGCGGCGTAAGCCGTGACCTAGCAAATTAACTAGGAACATCATGCAAGCAATACCAACACCAACAAGCGACGAACTCAGCAAGTTCAGCATCAGCGCATTCAAGGGAATTGAAGCCGGTCTTGGACAGGCCGACCCGGTGGCAACTATCGCGCAGAAGTTGGAAGAAAAATATGCCGGGCATTTGATCTTGGTGCAATCCGGTAATTTTTTGCATGGCTACGACCGCACTGCCTACGCGCTGGCAACGCTCAAAAAATATAAGCTCAAGCTCGTTGGCGCGTCCACCGAGCCGCATATTCGCATTGGCTTTCCAGTTGGCAATTTCAAGCGTCGGTTATGGTCTGTCGTTGAAGATTTCGGTATCCCCTACGTTGTTGCACTCGGCAATCAGGCGGATGGACACACGGTCTATGTTTCAAATCAGCCAACAGGAAACAATTCGGTACTGGAATCCGTTTCAACGAAAGTCATCTGTGATGTGATCGACGATCTCATGCAACGCGGCGAGGTGAACAAGGCTGCGGCCACCCAGTTGTTAGCCAGCCCTGATTCTGCATCGTTTCAACTCAAGGCTAAAGCGCAAGACTTGGACACGCAGATCATGCAGGACATCATCAAAATGTCTCGCGATATTCGAGCAACCTATGGAGAAAACCTGCGCACTTGCATCGGTCGAATCATGCGCGGCGTCATGGCATACGGTCTTGAGGACAATAAACAACTCCTACTCAAATCAATCTCAGCCGATATTGACTTGCTCAAGCACTATCTTGCACAGGCTCAACGGCTAGGAATACTTGCGCTCAACTTTGAGCACCGAGCGGGTCTAGCCGTTGAACTTGGTCGTCTCGTTGGCGGGCTCATTCGCTCACAAGGAACGCAGCCATGAACAACGAGGGGGATTTTCTGAAAGGTCTGACAATGCGCTCATACGGGGCGGCTACTGGAACTCCAACTCGAATGCCGGTGTGTTCAATCTCAACAACGACAACCCCGAGAATCGCAACGACAACGTCGGCTTCCGCTGACCCAAGGATAAACGGCCTAGACGCTGGGGATACCCACGGAAGGTCAACTCTTGGTCGAAAATCTCCCGGAGCGAAAGTTCCAAAAGCACGGCAACACGCCCAACCGAAAACCGCTGCGATGCCTACGGGCGGCGCAGTGGAATGCGGCAGTGACTTTCATCATCTAACTAGCCTACCCAATCTATTCACTTGCTGGCTGAATACCCGCAAGGACAAATCGCATAACTTGCGCATTCAGCGATTCTCTACCGACCCGCTGCGTCACCTGATTACCATTCAAGAGCGGCTGCGAGAAAGAAAATACACCTTCGGCCCGTACAAGATATTTACCGTTCGCGAGAAAAAATGGCGTGACGTGGTGGATGCACCGATGAAGGATAGGATTATTCACTGGATGCTCTACCGGTACATGCTACCAATCTGGCAGCCGCGTTTCATCCATGACACTTTTGGCAATCTTCCCGGTCGCGGCACTCACTCTGCAATCCGTAGGCTGGCGCAGTTCGCCCGTAGCAACAAAGCCACTTGGGTGTTGCAGCTCGACATCAGCAAATATTTTTACTCGGTCAATCATGCCCTGCTCAAAGAGCGAGTATTGCGCTACATCGGAGATCACGAGTTGCGATTGTTACTGGTAAACCTGATCGACTCATTCAGAACCGGCGACAGCTACGATCACTTGTTTGGTGAAACCACTCTGTATCGGCAGGTGGCGGCGAAGGGAATGCCTATCGGCAACCTTTCTTCGCAGTTGTTCGCCAACATATTCCTGAATGATTTTGACCACTGGGTTAAGGAAATGCTGCGAGTGAAGCGGTATATCCGTTACGTTGACGATATGGCGATCATGGGAGATTCACGCGAAGAGTTGCAAACAATCTGCGCGCAGATCACCGACAAGCTGGCCAGCGACGGCCTGACCATCCACCCACACAAAATACGGCTTGCCCCAGCAAGCGCGGGGATCCCGTTTCTTGGATATGTCGTCTGGCCCGAGCATATATCTGCCGGGCACTACATACGCAGCCGGTATCACCAACGACTTCGACAGCATGAATCCGGCGGGCGCGACCGAACTGATGCTCTGCGCTCGTACCGCGCAATGCTCAACCACACCGGAACAACAAGATCGAGGATGTTTATTGAAAGGAATGAATTTTGAAACTGCTACACATCATCACCGTAATTGTCATCACGTATCAAATTTGCGTATTTTTCACACATATTAGTGTGGCGTGAAGTGAAAATTTAACAACCAAATAGAACTTAGTGAGGTAAAAAAATGAATGATCGGGAAATCACAATGCACGAAATGAAAACACCAGGGAAAATGCTCATCAACCGTAAAAAGCTGCTCACCATAGTCCCGCTTTCAGATAGAACAATTCTAAATATGGAAAAGCGAGGTGAGTTTCCACGTCGATTTGCGATAACCCCTCGCGCAGTCGCTTGGGATTTACAGGAAGTAGAGGCATGGATGGAACAACAAAAAAGTGCAGGCCGCCAGTGCTTAGTTCCTCAGCTCAGGGCCGCTTAGTGAACTGGTCAACCATATTCGCCCAATCCTGAAGCATGGAGCGGCGTTGTTCTGCATATTCGGCCTTGTTATAGACGGCACGCACCCCCTTCTGCTCATGCGCCAAGCACTTCTCTATCCAGTCAGAGTTGTAGCCGGCCTCATGCAGCATCGTTGATGCCGTTCTACGCAGATCATGCGGGCCACAATGCTCTAGTGCCCTGCCTGCCTTTTGGGCCGCATCACATGCAAGCGTCATTGTTCTATTTAGAGTCGCTTTGCTCATCGTAAGGTCAGCGTCGTAGCGCCCCGGCAATACATACTTTGATCCCCCAGCACACATTTTCAACGCTGTTAGAATATCCATCGCCTGACTAGACAAATAAATGTTGTGCGCCTTTGACATCTTCATTCTGCTTGCCGGTATCGTCCACAGCGCATTCGTAAAGTTGATCTCATCCCACGTTGCCTCAATCAACTCTGATTTTCGCAGCATGGTTAAAAGTAGCAGCTTGATCGCCATCTTGATACTCGGGAAGCACGGCTCCTTATCCAGATACTCAAAAAGAATACCCACCTCTTCAGGCGAAAGTGCTCGCTCGCGAGGCTTGAAAATAGCAATCGAGGTAGGTTTAATTGTGTCGGCTGGATTTTGGTACTTATGCCCTTTATCGGCGGCATAGCGATACACCGCCTGCACAATTTCGCGCACATGAATTGCCGTCGCAGGCGCACCGCGCTCGACTATCTTTTCACAAAGCGCACGCAAATCCGTATCCGTAAATTCTGCCATCTTCAGCTTCGCGAACGGCTTTAGATCACGCTCATACCCAGACCGCTTCATATCACGGGTGGATTCCGCCATCACATACTTGGTAAGCCACGTTTCAGCCCATTCGCCAAAAGTATCAGCCACAACCAGCTTTTTCTTTTCTCTCGCCTTCGCCCGCGCCGGGGAACTGCCGGTCGAGATTGATTTTTTCGCTTCTACCAGTAGCTCACGCGCCTCAGCAAGAGAGATATTCCCGTACTTACCAATGGTCAGAGTTTCATACCTTCCGTTGATTTTGTAGTTGTACCGGAATGATATTGAACCGGAAGGCAAGACCATGACGTACAGTCCATCCCGATCTGACACCTTGAAAGGCTTCTCTTGCGACTTTAAGTTTTTAAGTTTTGTGTCAGATAGCACTTTCTCATACCCTCTTTTTAGATACCCATTTTTTAGCTTAAAAGCCTTATATCTACTGGATTTAGTTCTATTCAATACCCTTATTATAGGAAATATTTGGAGAGGGTATTGAGCATCCGCTCAAGGTATCACAAAAATGAGTACCCTGCTTTATGCCCTATAAAATTGACTGCTTGGGGCTTCTTTGTGTTGCCAGACGTTGCGAGATAAAAATAGAAAAAGCCCCGTGGTTGCAGGGCTTTTTGATGATGAATTGCTTTTTGTTGCTAGACGATACCAGTTGTTAAATCACTCCCACTCGATTATTTATAGCGCATCTAACATATTGTTTATATATTGATTGTCTTAACAGCAACTTTCTCATACCCTTTTTTATACCCTACGGAAAATTAACTTTCCAGTCTGAGCGTTGCGGTCTGCAAGCGGCATTCTACTCTGCTAAGTTGGGATTGAAAATTGCTAGTCTGAGCAATGCGAAGGATCAAATGGCGACAAGAAGTTAGCGCAAAACCATGTTGCCAGTTTTTGTCTCCTTCCGAATCCGTGGTTCTTGTGCCTCTTTACCCTGAATGTCGAAAGGAACTCCTGGGGGAACTCGAAGAACAGAACGGTCAATACAATCCAATTAAGCATTACATCCAGAAACAGACCGACATACAGAATGCCGTATGCAATCCAGATCGCCGACCAGTGCAAGGTGAAGAGAATCCCAGCATCTTTGGCATCACGCAATTTCATCACGGCCAAATAGAAAAGGAATGTGACGATGAACAGCCCAATGGAAAGCAGTATGTAGTCGATCATGATTATTTACCAGACGATTGCTTGAACTTCGGTTTCGGTCGCTGCTGCTTTGACCGCCGTTTTTTGCGCTTGCAGATGGGCGAATGCAGTTTGACCTTGAGTCAGCATTGCGCCGGCCAAGCCCTGCAATTGGGCAAACGTCATTGGCACTTGCGCATTGTTCGCGTCCACCCAGAAGAATCCAGCCGGAACTGCCCCAGCCACCAACACTTTGGTCAGCACGTTCTGACTTGATTCGTCAGCTTGGAATGTTGTGCCCATATAGGACACTGGCAATTGAATTGCCGCGCTGTATGCACCATAAAGTTCAGTAATGCGAGCTGCTTGCGCGGCCTCAAGAATTGGCGCAGCCACAATGACCCACGCGCCATTTTGGAAAAAACAGCCGGAAACTGCCGGGTCGTACACTGGTGGCACGAGGGTAGTTGAGCCCATCCAGTCAGACGGGGTGTCGGTATTGATGATTTCGCCTGTATCCGGGCTGTATGCGTATGTCGTTTTCATGCTGGAACTCCTAGTTTGTTGAGTAAATTAAATGAATCTGCCCACTGGGCATGACCTTTCCACGATGCGATGAATCGCCCAAGCGATAGCTCATCGCCGCGAGCTCTGTATTTGAATATCTTGCGTTTGGCGGCAACCACCGATTGTTTCCGCAACAGCTTATGCGTCGGCCAGATTCGATAACCAAGCCAGTCAAGCCCCTGAGTGATCGCGCCGATACTCCATTTTGAAAACACCAATCCAAGGCTCGAATCGCAGAAACTTTTAAGGCTTTTTTGCAACAAGGCAAGCTCTTCACGGCTATGCGCGAACACCACCGTGTCATCCATGTAGCGTAGCCAGTGCTTGATTCGCAGTGTGTGCGTTAGGTGTCGGTCGAGTATATGACCATAGACATTGGCAAATAGCTGGCTGGTTAGATTCCCAATCGGCAGGCCGCGCCCAGTCGCAGGAAGAAATGTGGTAATCAGATCAAGTGTGGCGCTGCAACTCACCTTTCGGCGTATCTCGCCATGCAGCACAACACGATCAATACTGGCAAAATACTTACTGAAATCCATCTTGAGCCAATGTGTAAAACCGCGCCGCATGGTTGCCTGCGCCTCAATGGCGGCAACATGCGTGCCGCGACCTTTGCGGCAGGCGTAGTTATTGGGCAGGAAGGTACGGTCGAATATCGGCTCGATCACCGCACACAGCGCGTGCTGAACGACACGATCAGCAAACGGGAGCGCCGAAATCTCGCGGCGCTTAGGTTCGTTGACGAAAAAAAGCGTAGGGGGAGATGGCTTGTATGTTCCTTTACGCAACGCAGCCGATAGAATCCGCAGGTTCGCCGCCAGGTGCTGCTTAAATTGCAGATGCCCGCAGCTATACCGCTTACCCTTCGCGGCCCGTTCATAGGCTCGATACAGGTTTGACATACTGGCGATCTCAGCAATCAGGTTTTTATATTTTGTTCCCACAAAAGCCTTTAGTTATTTGGGTTGCAAGTCCGTCTTTTGAGAATTCCTACTCGACGTTACCTTGACCGCGTAATGTATTTGCCTAAGCAGGGTGGCGTGGCTGACCATAAAACTACACATGATCTGCATCGGTGGCCTTGACCATTCGATGCGGGTAAAACTTGTTATCGTCACAGGCAGCCCGCAACCCGATGTTCCAGTTCGAGTTCCACGGGTAGTTGTTCCAGTTGGAAGCCCGCGAACCGGAGTTCGCGCCGTTCGTGCGCGTGCCGCTTTTATCCACGTTCACCCTTTTGCATGTTTTGTCTTAATCCAAGCGCCGAGCATTTTTCCAGTTTCTGCGAGGTGGATGCTGCTCACCTCGGCCTGATGCTGACTAATCAGCTTGCGCTTGCCATCCGACAAAAAACGCACCATGAATCTCAAGTCGGACAGCCCGGCATCGGCCATGTACAGCTTAGAAACCTGCCCTGACTTGCCCGCCTGAGAAAACATACTTACCTGCTCGAACATCGCCATGATGAGGCGGTCACGCGCGACACTATGCGTGCGGCGAATGTTCAGAGCAATCGGGTACATATAATTTATGAACCCTTCAAACCTTTCTATTATTGCGAGCTGCCTTTGACTGGCGAATTCATCACTTAATGTTTCCACGGTCGCTTTCGCTCCCTATACAGATTGCAAGTGGTCACAGGCGGCCCGCAACCCGACGCTCCAGCTCGAGTTCCACGGGAAGACGACCCAGTCGGAGCACCGCGAACCGGAGACCGCGCCGTACGCGCGCGCGCCGCCAAGGATGACCCGCACCAGACCATACGTGCCGAAGGTGTAGATAGAACCACGCTCACTACCAGCGGCGCCTGTATTGCCGGTCACTGTCTTGTAACTACCCGCGCCAGTCACGTCTTGGTATGCGCTGGAATCTTGCCCCCACGTCCAGTGATGCCCGGAAGCCTGCTCAATACCGTACTTGCTGGTATAGCCTGCATTGCGCTGCGTGGTCGGGTAGGTCGAGGCAGTCGCGTCGATGGACTGATTCTCGGTCACGCCGTAAGCGGCCTCGACGAATTCATGCTCCCACATCAGGCGCTTCTTATTTGCCCGTGCAAGCTCGTTTGCTACCCACCAGTTCAGCGATGGGTAGGTAGTCACGCCGTTACCGCCAAACGCAGCCGGAATCTTCGGCAGAACAGTGTGCGAAGCGATATTGCTGCCCGCCTTGCTGGTGCCGTTAGTGGCGGTATCGGTTGAGCACAGGTAGATGTCTACCCAAGTGCGCCCGCCAACCAGAACCATGCCGCGCGGATCTGCGGCAGCAGGGCGGAACTTCAAATCCCAAATTGAGAATTGATTGATGCCCGCGATATTATCCACATCTCCCTGAGTCCAAATCATGCCGTTGCCAGTTGTCGCAAACGTGCCGGATGCGACAGTTGTACCCGATGCGACCTGTCCGTAATGGAATCCGCCGATCTTGCGGCTATTTCCTGTTGTATAGCCAGTTGGGTTAGTTGTGCTGATGTCGGCGTGAATGGTGCCATCGGTACAGGCATAGATGGAGTAGTCATTCCCAGCAGTTAAAGACGGCATGGTGATAGCAGTATTCGCTGCCCAAGATACTTTCACGCCAGCGACAATGACGGACGAGCCAGCCTTGACGCTGATTGTATTTGCGCCTGTCTTCAAGAATGCAGGGGTAAATGCATCGGCTTTATAAAACAGTGACGGGTCAAGCTGATCGAGGCGAACAGCATGGGCCGGCGCTGTTGCTGCACCAACAGAGAATGCTTGAGCAGAATTGCCAGTAGCTTGAGCTGGAACGTATCCAGTCCCAACACCGAGCACATCCCAGTTGCCGACTGTCTGAGCCGGGGTATCCACCATTGCGCGAACAGTTGAGCCAATGGGGATGCCATTCAATGAGCCAGACGTTGCGACTACGCTGATCGTCCAGATGTCACCTTTTAGAATTGCGCCAGCCGCACCGGAACCACCGGTCGTTGGAAATGTATTAACCGAAGCATCGAAACTTCCTCGATCATCCCAGAGGCCGACAACAAGGCCATCCGCATAAGACTTGGCAGAATTGAGTGTCGCAGTATCAGCAGCGGCCATTACTGCGGTCGTTGCCAAACCAGCAGGGACGCTTGCGCCGGATTCAATCGCATCAACGTGCGCTTTGAGATATGCAGTCCGGTTTGCCAGATTCTTGTGGGGGGTATTGTCTATGCCGCTTGGGCCGCCAGCAACGGGGTCAGTTGTTTCGAGTTGATATACACCAGCATCCCAGACTGCTGATTCGGTTACGTTAGCCATGCCAATCCTTTCGTGTTCTTAGTTTTAATAGAGAAGCTGCCAAGTGCCAGACAGTGAAAGATCGGCCTCTTTCAAGAATGCCCCTCCCCTGACTTTTCTTGCGTGCAACAAGCCAGAGGCAGTTAAGAGGCCAAATTCGATGATCGATAGCCCGTTTGCTTCCCCAGCCGCAAGCGAGAAGTTAAACAGGACAGAAGTTGCAGATGGATATGAATGACCATCAATGCTTTTGACGAAAGCGCCCGTCAATGCGGTATTCCCTGGGAGAGCCGCTGCGCCATTAGTGCCAAAACCAATTTGCGCAATATGCAGGTTCGCCACATCTCCGCCGAGCAGGCGAGTAACGTTAGAACGCCCCTGATCGACGATCAGTTGCGGTTCAGAAAAGTGTTCAATGTGAATTCCGGCGCGGAAAAAATCTAACGTGAGAATGCCGCGAGGGGGTTGCGCTTGGTCAGAAATGTGCATTTTTGTGCCTATGTGTCTGCATGATGCTAAATCATGCTGTCACGACACATGGGCTACTACAGAACCTCGGCTGGATAATCTCCCGAATACGCAAATTGTCCGGCACGCTGAAACTTACTATTATGATAAACGTCGCGGTGAGCGAGGAATCCTGCCACATCATACTCGCCGCTCCATGTGTCAGACATTTGGAGTAGCGAATTGATCGAAACAGGCGTTTCCGCGTTCGCGTAATAGACAGAGCCATTGCGTGCGAGCAGCCCATCATGGAGGTATGCGCTATGGTCAGACAAGGCAGAAAGCCCAATCGACAAAACAGAGATTGCATCCGATGACGGGCCCGCCGTATCAGAAATCACACCTGACACTGTAAGTTGCCGCATCTTCGTTCCCATATCGCGGTTTTCATCTACCGCAGCGCGAATGCGAACTAACAGCGCCGAATAGCTTTCTGATGAAAGCAGGTCAAATACGGCGGTAACGTCAAATAGGCCATAGAACTGTTTCTTTGAAGGCGTGCGCGTGTATTCGCTGTTGTAGCGGAATTCCCCCTTACGCAACATCAGGGCAGCAGGTTCAACGCTCGCCGTATCAAGCACGCTGGCAGAGAAGCCATTCGCGGCAGACTTGATCGCCATCTCAATAACGATGTTGTTGCCCTTTGGGCGAATGACGCTGGCAATAATCCGATGCGCATAAATGGTATCGTTTTCACCAACTAATCGAGGGCAATCATAATAATCACCGAGTTCATCCAGCCATTCCATACTGGCCGTTGAAACTGACATTTGCAGAAGCATTTCGCTGATGTTCTTTTTCGCTTCCTGCAACTCCATTGCATTGGCTTCGAGATATGCCCAGAGCAATGAAGCGTACCCGTACAGATGGTCGCCATTGCTTACATCCTGATTATTCCCACCGTCAAGCAAGACTTGCGCGGAAAGAACGGATTGCTGCCCACTGATACTAAATGCCACGGAATAGCTGGTCTGCGCAGAAAGGTATGTAACCAGCGATGCAACTGTGTATGCGGACAGATCAATATTGAGTGCCGCGCCGCTCCCACCTTCAATTTCTGTTGTCAAGAATCCATCGGCCACCTTCCATGACATGCTGCCGTCATACCGCAAACGAATGGCAAGAAAAGGCTCAGGGTCTTTGGAGAAGACGCGGTGCAAATAACTGGCGAGTTTTTTTGTCAGCAGCATATTAGGTCAGCGTGATTGTGCCGGGAATGATTTTCTGGTTTGATAATGCCGTCACGTCACCAGTCGGAGCAGTCAAGATAACTTTGATTACGCCGGAGACACCCATCAGCTTTGCGATGATCTCAGACTGGCTAACGGCAACACCAATATCAATGCTTGCCAAGAAGTCTGACACCACTACCGTAGCAGCGGCACGCACGGCGGCGGCATCTGAATAGGCGTTTACCGTCACCGCCGCGCTTACATTGACCGGAATATCAGTCGCAGCTTCGACTAATACCACCACGCCAGCAGCTTTCCATCCCGGCACCGGCGTGCCATCCAAAAGATGGTATCCGTCTATGATTTTCTGAGCCTCAGCGATAAGCCCAACTGACGCACCAGACACGCCGTTGTGAATGTAGCAATCCACCAGCCCAATGGGCAGGCTTATGTCAGTTAGATATGGCTCGACGATCTTGGCAAAATGCACATCCTCAATAACCATCCCAAGCGAGTTTTTCAGGTTGGCAGTCAACGCCCCATACTTGATGGCCGGAGCGGTACCGCGCGAGAGCGACACGATGTAGCCCTTGAACCTTAGTTTTCTTTCTGCCTCGGTTTCAATATCTCTACCAGTCGTAAATGCCAACTGATTTGTTACGGAATCAATTCCAACAATTGTGGCGACCATTTCAGTCAGCGTATTGGCGAGCGCGTTAGTCACGCTGCCCGTGACATCGCAATACACCATCGCATCGACATACGTATTCCCAGCCAATAGCGTTACGTCAATGAGCGTTGAGTATTTGTATTTTCCTGATGGCGCGCGAACTGCCGTACCCGCCGGAATGAGCACATTCGCTGGGGCAGCAACTAGGCATGAAAACCTAACCACACCATTAGCCGCCTCTGTAGGCAACAGATCGAAGCCGAACGAGTTATACACCGACACTGGAATCGCCTCGCGCAACCCTATAAACATCTGCTGGTACAGTTCGTCCATCTCAACCGCTGGCGCTTCCACAAGGGTGCGCGCCACACTGCCAACGTTGAAGTCGGTAATCTTGTTTTGAGAAGCCCGCATGTGGTTAATCATGCCGGCGGCGATTGAAATCCAATCTTTTACCTGAAAAGCCATCAGAAATACCCTCCAAATTGCATTCGTCGCCCATCAATCGGCACAACTTCGGCCTCGACAAAAATACTGTCCCCAGACAAAGTTGCCTTGCATGTTGGGACATCGCTAACTCGCGGGTCACTGCGCAATGCAGCCGTCACATACGATGCCGCAAGCAATTCCGCTACCGGCCCATTCATTTCACCGATACGCTTGCGAATGTCGCAACCATACTTGGTGTGATAGAGCAGATCGGCCTTGTCAGTCATTAACCTATGAGTTAATGCCTGCTTTAAGTTTTTTTCCCCATACGCGAGATCAAAATCACTCCCATCTGATGTGAGCATCCCATCGGTAAGCCTGACATCCTGATCGAATACAAGCTCAGGCGAATTGACAGACGAAACCATCGGGGACGCAGCGGGAACCCAAAGCACATCACCATACAGAGCCACCCTATCTGATGACTCAAGTGGATCCCCTGTTACATACGGCGGAGCCAGTCCGTTTAGATTGGCAATGTCTGTCCACTTGGCTGCATCACCCAGCTCACGCGCAGCAAGACGCTGTAGCGACTCTTCCCATCGCAACTCGACTTGCCGGAATCCGGCTAAAGGAGATTCAAACTGACTCATGCTTGTCCGTCATCCACGGTAATCCCATCCGCGATGGTGTTCGCCAGCGAAAGAATCGTGGCTAAGTCAAAAGGCGCTAACACAGGGTCAACATTCGCCAGCCGATCAAGCGCTTCTTGCGCCGCCGGGCTAACGGTAATTGGGCTTTCATTGAGCGTAGTTGCCATTCATCCCACCTATGGAGTTGTTGCAAACGTAATTGCGGCCTGATCTGCCGCCGCCTGCGATGTCGCAGCAATATCTACTTTGGTCAGGTAAATGGCATGTTTTGCATTCGCGTTAGCGGTCGCAGCATCAGAAGGATGGTCAATTGCGAACTGCGCAACTGAGTCCCATACCTCTTTCGCCAAAGCCGCCGCTCGCGCATCGCGCCTAGCCGTTGCTTTAGCGTCAGCCAGCGCCTGTCTCGCTGCCTTGTGTGCCAAAGATTCTGGCGCTGTGACAGGCTTGGGAAGTCTTGGCACGCACGCCTCGACTGGCAACAACGCAAATCCATTGGTGTCTCGCAATGGTGATAGAGGGCTCCCGCCAGTAGTGGACGAACAATTCGATGCGCCTTTGAAGTCACCGTAATTTTCCTGCTTCCAAGACTCTTTTAACCCATAGTTAAGCAAGCATTTCAAGTTGTTGAATTCGGCACATACCTGCTGAAACATGAAACGCAGTGCGCCAAAGAAATTGCGAATCGCGGCCAGCATGGCAAACAGGTTTTTGACAGCAGAAATGATCTTTTTAATGATCGCCTTTAGAGCAGTCAGGATGCTCCCAATAGCGTGCATGAGATTTTTTACAGCGTTAATGGCTCGATTTACTGTCTTGAGCAACCTGTTGACAGCAGCCATTGCAGCAGATATTTGCGCTGCAATTTGAGCAGCCAGCTTTTCGAGTTTCGCGGAAGCCTCGTCCATGCCGGCCAGCGCCTTGTCATACAACCCAGGCGTGGGCGTCATTAGCGGGTCAAGTTCCGGGAACGAATACCCAACCTCTTTCAGCACCATCATGCCGATGTTGTATTGAACCAACAGAGGGCGCGACTTACTGCGCTTCAGGACGAATTGCTGAGGAACAACATAGACCGCAATGCGATCTAGGCTATCTACGAATTCGAGTTGCACTTTGTCAGGGTCATTGCCTTGTGCAATTTCAGCCTCACGGCAGGTATGCCAAAACTTAAATGCCTCATCGTGGAGTGATTTGAACTCTTCCTCCCAATCTCGGCCATTGATATTCTTCGCGCGCCAACCGGTCGTCCCAGAAATATTGATTGTGCGCAATCCGGGCCCGAAGCTATCTACCCATGCCGAGCCGATGGTTTGCTGCACCGACACCCTAGATGGTTCTGAAACTGTTAATTCTTCTGGATTGATCGAAAGAGTATGTCCATTGGCAGACTTATCCTTTTTGGGGGCCTTTCGTTCTGCCGAACCTTGATCGAATACTACCCGAAAGAAAATTACCCGATCCTTTTGGCTCGCAGGCGTGGGCAATCCGCTAGTATTTAATGAGGTTGAGGGCATGACAGCATGATGGCGTCACGACAAAAAGGGGTACCCTGGCGGAAATAAAACGGGCATCATGGCGCATCTTCCAAAACACAGGTGAGCCATGAAAATTGCATTTATCGCACTGGCGCTTATGCTGAGCGCTTCAATAGAAGCTGTTGAACTTCCTACTGCGCCACTCTCCGATGAACAGGCTCTGCAAAAAAAGGCTGCTGCACCGCTGATTGTGGAGCAATATCGTCAAAAGCAGCAGCAAGATAATGAACAAAACCGAGCACAGGTTGATAAACACAATGAAGAGGTTCGAATTCGAGCGCAAGAACTTCAAGAAGAGCAACAAAGAAAGTATCTAATCAATAAGCAAGAAGAGGCCGTCAGAGAGGCCGCGCACCAAGCCATTAAACCCAAATGCACAGACATACTATTTACAGGTGTCGCCACGCCGCCGCCATATAGACGAGTAATTGCGCAAGTCCTTGCGTCAAACGACATTGAAGATACCCTGGCTAGAAATCCAATTCAGTGCAGATCAAATCAGTTCGGAAATCGTGAATGTACTGGTGTTGATTATTTCAAGAACAAAAAAGGAAAGATAATAAATTGGGACAAAGATTTTTATATCATCGACACGCCATTAGATTTTAATACCGGCAGGGCAAACATTGAGCTATCCATCCGCAGAATAGACGCAGTATGCGTAAGGTAATGCCCGTTATTTCACCTTGCCAGTAATAATGCCGGATCCAGCCGCTCCGCTATCTGTTGACAATGGAACTAACTCGGACGACGCAACAATATGATTGATAATCCCTGTGCAAAGCGCGAGAAGCATAGCATCTGCCTGAGCAGCCGCTTGCCCTGCACTCCCGTCCGATGCCGGTAACGAGGCGCGTGCCGCAATAATTGCAGCTTTCATTCCTTCTGGGCTCATTGCCATACTAAACGCTCGCTTTCACTGTTCCAGAAAATTGACCGTGCGGCTGTCCGGTGAATGAACAAACGCAATCTCCTTGCACCACCCCTTTCATTGCGCCCGCATCCAAGTCAATTGCCGAACCTTTCACTGTTGCCTTGCCGCCGGAAATGACTTTCGCAGTACCTGTTGCATTGACTTCAACATTCCCGCCCGAGGTCACGGTTGCATTGCCAGTTGCATTGACTGACACGGTTGTCGCGGTCGTAATCGCGATAGCTCCATCCGGTGCAATGTCCAAGGTAGCTTTGCCCCCAGCCTGCTCGATGTGCAGGTGAACCTGCTTGTCTGTGTTCTTGGTGATCTTCCACTTCTTGTTGAAGTCTTTTCCGGTCAAATCTTCATGTGCCGTGTCTGTCGCTATGCGAATGTACAGGCCGGACGGGTGGCGCAGCTCCATGTTGCCATTCTTATCGATAGTCCGGTACACGTCAGAGGCATGGCGGTCGATCATGCGCTCCTGATCTTTGAATAATATCTGCGATGCGCGTGGGTGCAGGAACCCAAGCACTACCGGCAAGCCGTTAAAATACGACACCACAGCAAGGACATCGCGCTCATTGTCTTTGACTGCTTTAAGTCCAAGCGGGTTGCCGGCAACAGGCATAGCCAGATCGCTCAAACCGGAATCTGTAGATGCCATCGGCGACATCACGCGCACGCCACTCATCGCTCTACCGTCAACCGACATCACCAAGTCAACCGAGTGCGACTCCCAATGAACTTTTACTACACGAGCCAGATCAATCATTTCAAACCACCTCTATCCCATTCTTTTCTATATGGGCTAATGTCTGGTTGTGCGCGACTAATAAATCCAGTGCCACGCTCGAATTGCACAGAGGTAAAACATCCTTGAAACGGCACGTAATCATGGTCAACCCCAACCGCATAGTATTGGTCAATTCGCCCATCACCGCGCTTTACCTTCAATATCATGCCCGCTTTGATTTTTTCATCTCCCCGAACACGCATCGTGCCGGATTCAAAAACAGCGTTATCTTTGTTCATGTCTCCAAGAGCTACCCGGCGCGCTTTTAGCCAATCCGATGTATTTGCGTCATCTTTGGCGCGAATCGCCTGTGTTCCAGCACCGACATCATCGGTTAGCACTTCCGGCCCCATTGATACGGTTTCGTGCATATTCCTGAATCCAAACTTGTCTGCAGCACAATTTGGGTATTTCCGCTTATCAACAGATTCGGCGACGGTATTTTGTGCGGTCAGTTGATTTGAAATATCGTTAATCAGCATCCAATGATTATTCTGAACCCAGAACCAGTTGCCAACATTGTGATCTGATCGCGATACTGACAAACTCTGAATGTCTGATTCAAGAAGGTCGTGGTAAAGCACTGTGGCACCAGCTTGAATCAAATTTCCATTTACGTCAGCAAATGGGATTGGCCTCAAAACCAAATTAACACTCGTCTCGGCATCTTCAACGTACATCTCATTAAAAGCCCCAACATCAAGCAACGATTTGAGCATTTGATATAGCGATACGTCCTGGAAAGAGGATAGGACAAAAGGGGAAACTGCACCTTTTATACTGACAATCGGAATAAAGCCATTTTTCAATGCCTCATCCTCAGCCGCGCCAACAATAGTCTTCATAAACGGGTTGAGAACGCGATCAACGATATTTGCAAAGAAATCGCCAACATTCAACTGCTCGCCGAACTCCGTACCAAACTTCTGCATGAACTGAAAACCTGTCGCAAGTGTTGATTCGCTCGTGGCCAAGTTATTCAAATAGTAAATCAGGAAAATTTGCAAAATCTTCCCGGCATCCTGTCCAGTGACAATGACCTTGCGCGATGGCTTTCCATCTTGACCCATTGTCTCTTCACGCCGCACCTCTGAAACAAAGCCACGCATGACAATGGGTATCTTTTTTCCGAGTGTTGCATCGAAACCATGCCGAAAGCGTATTTCAACCATGTCCATCGGCTCGATCAGTCCGTAGATAGAATCCTCCCAGTTGGTATTCGGCATATCAAGCAACGTCAGGGAAAAACCACCGGCTGGCTCGCGAACGTTCTTTGTGGTGCGCACGCCTGCGCCGTCGCCTAAATATGGTGTGAGATCGAAGCGACCAGCAGATTTTCCATACCGTGATGCAGTAGCTTTCGTCTCTTTGCCGCCATCATCAAAAGCAACGCCTTTCCGAGCAGATGACTTAATCAGGGTGACTTTTATCTCAGGGTGATAGACGATCATGCGACCACCGCTTTATGGCTTGGCGATTTTACCTTTGCCGGTATTTGAACCTTAATTGGTGCATTCGTTGCCATCTGCCCATTGGGGTATTTCAATAGGATGGTAATCGTTTGCCCCGCGTCAGCACCACCTGAAAATGCAACCGGTCTAAATGCAGAATCCATCCGGCCTTGCACTTTATCTGGGTAGCCCATAGTGTGCTCGCCCCAGTTTTTCTTGTTACCGCCGCCTATGTAGTGACGCAATGCCTCGTCAACATCTCCACCGCTTGATTTAAGCAGGTCTTTCATAAGCATGTTGCGCATCTCAAGGCTGTCGTTAAAATCGAAAGCATTGAATTTTTTACCCGACTTTTTCTCTAACCCGGCTTGTGTTTGCGGCGTGATCTGGAATGCGCCAAACGCAGTTCCGTTATTGGCTAATGGATTCCCGCTGCTTTCCTGCATCATCTGTGCATACGACATTCCACCAGGAAGACCAAGCATCGCATCCGATTCCGAAAGCTTTTTAAGCATTTCAGTGGTCAGTCCTGGGCGCGATATAGCCTGCGCACTTTGCGCCGATCTGGATGCTGCCGTTCTATTGCGATCAGCCGCAAAATATCTCTTTGCCCCCTTGATGTCGCCGCGCTTGAGCGCATCAAACCCTGCCAATACGTCTGCCGAAACAGATGGCGAATCTCCGACTTGAGATGGCGACTCTACTTGCGGAGCGAGTTTTGCATCGTAATCAGCGCCTAGCTTTGCTGTGTCCGCAGCTTCTCTCAGCCGTACACCCGCCGTTTGCTTCATTCTTTCGTTTTCACTAAGCCGGCCTGCATCATGCTCCGCCTTGAGTCGCGCAACTTCGGCATTGGCCTTGTTTTTAATCTCTCTCTCTTGGGGGTCAAGCGTCCATTTCTTTTGTTGTGCCGCGAGCTGATCTCTATCGCTCTTTGCAAACATTAGAACGGCATCACGCACCTCATTTACGGCAGGCAGCAACGAACTGGATAGATTGATTACGGACTGCTTAACGTCTGCGATGCCCTTACGCGACTTTTCGCCGTCATCAATTAAGCTCCGGCCTTCTTGAAGCTTGATAATTTCTTGACGAAGAGCATCATCGTTTCCACTGCTCATTGTGCTGCGCAGGTGCTTCGATTCGCTTTCACTCAGATTCTTGTTGTAGCCATCACCGCTGATTAACTTCTCGCCCTCTGCGGTCAAATCCTTGCGATCACTCCCCAACAATGTTGCCATGTGCATGAATTTAGCCGGGTCGAGTTTTGCGGTATCAATCCCATATCCTTGCAGTTGAGATTGCAATTTCCCAGACTCTCCGCCACCACCATAAAATACTTGGCTGAATTTTCTAAATTCATTCTGTTCCATACCAAAGATGCGACCACCGGCCTGCTCATATTCGCTTGACCCAACACCACGTCCATACGATGCGAGCTTTTTCATGAGTGAATCTAGGATTGGCCTATTGGCATAATCGCTTTTCAACACCTGCTCTGCTGACTCTCTACGTTCTGGCGCGAGGTTTTTGGTATTGAGGATGTCTTTTGCAACCACGCTTGGCACGCTCATCATCCCGCCAGCCGTGTACAAGCTTTGATCCATTGCAGAAAATTTGTTACCAAATACGCTCATCAATGCGCCAAGCTTGAACGTTTCCACGCCGAGGTCGCCATGAGAGCGCACGCCGGCATCTGCTTTTCCCATCAATGATGCCGTTCCTTGCACATCCAGCCCTGGCGTATTCGTCCCCACCATACGGCTCATATAGTCCGCATAGCCTGTGACGTTCGGTGTTTGTAGCGATGCGCGCGCGGTCGATTGTGCGAAATTTGCAATCGCGCTCAATACCTCATCGCCCTTGCTGCCCATGCCACCCTTAGAGATAGCCTCGGCGATGGTCATTGCCATCTTGCGTGACCCCGCTTCGTCAGTCGTTGCGCGTGTATTACGCAGCGTGCTCATTGCCTCTACGCCCTGCGACGGATCCAAACCGAGCGAACGAGAAAACCCAGATGCGAGACGAATTTCAGCGGCCAGCGAGCCCGCATCCTTGCTCTGTGTATTGGCATTGTGTGAAAACTGCTTGGCAAGCCGCGTCGATTCAATCGATGTCATACCCATGCCAGATGCTGCCGCACGCGCGGCCTCACGAAGCAAGGTAAAGTCTGTGGTAGTCGCGCCGAGACTATGGCGCAAGTCTGTAATGCCGATTGCCTCATCCTTGGCATCACCAAGGCCGCCGCCGACAACGCCACCCGCCAATCCACCCAGCGCACCACCGATCATGCTGCCGACTGGCCCGAAGATGCTACCGACCATGCCGCCTAGCGCACTCCCTGCTGTTGCCATCCCGTCGCCGCCAGCGCCGCCCGCAACCATGCCGCCGGCCATACCAATGGCCGCCCCAGCTAACTTGCCGCCGTATTGCGACGACATGCCACCTTTGGGACGCGCGCCAGCTTCGTGCAATCCAGCATTTTGCATGATGCGCTTGGTTGCCTCGCGCGCACCAGGTGAACCATCTTGCATCAAGTCGGCAAAACTGGCGTGATGCTTTGAGTAGGCTGCGTATGGACTACGGCCAGTATCTAGGTTGTGCTTTGAGCGATTGATCGCGTCGGCTTCAGCGGTCGAAATCTCTTTGTAGAGCTTCTTTGCTGCCTGCTGCGTCTTCTCGATTTCGCGTTGCTCGCGCTGGTGCGACTGCTCCATCGGTGTCTTGCCGCCAGTGCCGGGCTGAGAGCCAAGCAGAACTTTTGTGGCGTCTGACTTTTTCTGAGTAAACTCTTTGAGCTGGGCTTCTGCCGTATCGGTACTAATCCCGAGCTGCTTTTTCTCTTGAATTTTCTCGTGAAGAACTTTCAGCGCCGCCGTGGTTTGATTGATCTGCTGATTGAATTTGTCCGTATCGATATTGAGCACGCCACCACTCATGCTTTTGGATAGCGTTTCGGCGCTCTTCGCGGCTTCGGCCAAGGCGGAATTTATCCCGCCAAGGTCGGCATCGGCTTTGACATTGATTTTGATGTCGTTACTCATTGATGATGTCCTCCCACTCGCCGTCTTCTATCGCTTGAACCAGCTTGTCGGTATTGAATTCTTCATCCTCACCGCTATCAGTAACAGGATTGGCGGCAAAGTGATGCGCCCAGTAATCGGCTTCAATATCGTCCGGTATCATCGCCAAATACCTCGGGTCAGAGGGTGGAAGGTTATATTTTTGCCGGAACCAGAAGGCATAGGAGGTGGAAAGTTCTCTCCCCTTTTTTCGTGCGCTAGACTTCCGCGACTCGACGAAAAGAGGATTCCTTTGCGTAAAGCAGGTTTGACAACTCGAAAACCTTGTCCAACCCAACCGCATTCACATCAAGCGCTGATAAATCACTTGTCCAGCTTTCGGGATGAGACACAATCAGAGTGTTGTATGCAGCAGTAAATCCGCAGAACAAATCCATTTCGTAATCGCCATCGTTCGTACCGATAAGCTTCAGATAATCCGATCTGATCTTTATCATGTCGCCCATCGTGCGACGGGCAAAAATGAATTCCCCTACTTCTGGAAGCGGGATGGCGAAATCTGTTTCTGCTGCTGTTCTCATTTGACTTGTCCTTATCGATTAAAGATATGCGCCGCACCAAAAACAGCGGCGATGTGATAGTTGCCAGACCCTGCAATCAGGGTTATGGCACTGCACGTACCCGCCTACTTGGGGGATTGTGCTTTTGCCCATTCGAATACAACCCGACAAGAATTGATTACCGTATCCGCCCCTAGGGCGTCTTCGTCGTTTTCTGCCATGAATTCATCAAGCGCTCTTTGCGGGCTTTCAGCCTCGCTTGGTAGCTCCCTTCCGCTGGCAAGTCCTGATACGCCTCCGCCGGGGGCGGTAACTTGACCACCTGATGCTCCGGTGGGGGACAATATTTGGAACTGAGGAAGCAACACCCGGAGGCGCTTATTGTCAGCAGCAAGAGCATCAATACGTTTCTGAGATTCATTTTTATTTATCTCCAAGTTGGATTTAAGGGCTTCGTTCGCAGTCAGCGACGCGATAATTGTGTCGGCGGATACTTTCTTGTCCGCGTCCCAAAGCGCCTGCACCTCGGCTTTGCCGACAAGATATTGCTGATGTCCGTGGTACCACCACGCGAATGCAATGGCGGCAACAAGCAACAAACCCAGTGCCATTTTAATAGCGGAGGCATAGGATTTGATCGTGTCCATGATTCCCATTACTTCACCTCACATCGCGGAAATTTCAAATCGGATAGATTCTCTATGTCTTCAACCGTTGAAATATCTACCTGCGCATGAGGCTTGTTAGCCGCATACCAGGCAGAAATTACACAGCCTTTCCACGTCAGCTTGTAATACCCAACTGGCACGGGAACATGATGTATGCCGATTGAATGCGGGGTGAATCTTGTATCTGGCATGGGGGAGTAAATGGCCCCAGTCACCACATAATCAGGATTATCTTTGCGTACCTCGATCTCAAGAACTCGCCATGCAGTTCGGTTTAATGTTGGTTCTTGCGGCGTCATGTTCGACAACAAAAAGGTGTCATGCATTTCTGCCACATTGATTGAATCGCCAGCCGGCGTCATGTGGCCCTGATCGTATCCAGCGTGTAGGTAGTCCGATTTTTCAGCGCGGGTAGCAACATCAAGGCGCAAGTCAGGATGAAAGTCGTTCAAGCGTTCCGGGTGATTCCCGGCGCGAAACTTCTCGACAGAGATAATTGGCTCGTTGCGTGACGTGTCGTACTTGACCGCATAGAAGCTGTTGCAGAGCTCAACCGAGTTTGGCACCGAGATCGTCTTTCCAAGCGGGAAAAACTGTGGGCAACCCGCTTGAGCAAGTTGCGCAAACAGCGCGGCAATAAAAATGAGTACGATTTTCATTGCTCACCACCCTTGTTGATTCCACTGTCTAGCGCGTATCCAACGGCAATTGCAGCCACAATTCCATTCACACTCTGAATATTGAGTACACCGGCAACTAGCGATGTCCATAGCAATTGCGGATTGATTAGGTCTGCGGTACCGGAAGTGGCCGATAGCCAAGCTGCTGCGACAATAGCGAATCCGGTAGCGACAGAGCGCCCCGGATAATCAGCGACTAGGTAATCGAAGAATGTGCCCAGCACTCGCGTGGCGCGCTTCATTTTGAACCAGTGAACGAATGCCCCAAGATAGGCCATTGCCAGAACCATCAAAAACGAATCAATGCGGATGTCAGTCATTTATGCCTCCATTGAAATTACAAAAAGCCGCTTGAACCAGCCCTTTCCGAATCGATCAAAATTTTTTGTCCCAATGTAACGCATGGCGCGTGCCGCCATAAACTGCGCAGGCAAATCGCTCCCTTTTGCCAGAATTGACGCCTTCAATGTTTGCGCACCTAGTACGCCGTCTTGGGCGACACTTAATGCCGCCTGCAGCATCTTGATCGCCGGGTCTACGCCCTGGTTCACTGCCGCATCGAACATAAACAAATTGAGCGGGAATGGCAGTTCATCACCCTTTACCTTGTCCCAATAGTCGCGCTTGTATATGGCCTTGGCTTGCTCAATCGTCAGCGCCTTGATGTCCACGGTTGGGTAGCTACGCTTGCATATTCCGTATTTCGTTTCCCCGCCTGGGTCTTTCGGGTCGTTTACATATCCGCCCTCAATACCAAGAACGTGCTCGAATGCTTTGTCGAAGTCGCTCATTGCCCATTCCTTGCGTGATGTTCTTTAAGATGATCGTGCAGCGCCTTAGTCATTTCCTTGATGTCAGTGCCAAGATCCTTGAACCCTTCTTTAATCGTCGCGTCTAATTGAGCGAAGCGAACATCTAGCTCACTTTTCGGATAGTGGTTACGGGCTATTTCTAGCCGCAACTGCATTAGTTCTCGCGAGTCCGCTTCATGTAGAGCGAATAGCTTTGTAATTTCTTCACCCTGTTTTTTGTCTTTGTTTGATAACAGCCATCCGATTACTGAAAATATCGTGCCCGTTATAAATATTGCGACTGCTATTTCCATTCTGTCACCCGAATATCAAAAAGAATGCGGAACCAAGCAGGCCGCCGGAATAGTTGCAAGCAAGTAAAAAATTTCACCTGCTCGTCCGGCGCATGAATTAACCACCCAGCTTGCCGGATACATCGAGCGCGTTGAAGGTTGCATTCGATACAACGATGGCGTGTTTGCGCACTTGGACTCCACCAGATGCGTATGAGCATCCGATGTATTTGCGCAGTGTCTCGCCGGTGTCTTTATCGACAGAAATGATGTCGAACACATTGGCATTCAGCGCATCGTCACCATTTTCAAAAGCGATTCCCGCAGCGAGCATGGAATCGGTATTGAGAACCATTTCCTCGACGCTCAAGTTGTGGCGCGCCATTGTCGGCACGTACTCTTGGGCGTGAATGTTGCCGATGCCACTGGCGGGCTCCGGCGCATAGTCATCACGCATATCAACTGACTGGCACAGACCAATAGTCTTGCCGTCAAACTTAACAATGAATCGGTTGCCGGTTCTTACCGTTTGGTTTGTGCCCATGCTGCTCTCCTTATGAGGGTTTTCGATTTAACGAAATCAGTTTCGTGTCACGACCAAAATCAGAGCGCAAAAAAACGCCCGGCGAACCGGGCGTAAAGCAGCAGCACACCAGCAAAAGTTTAAGCCTTCGCACTTCCAGAGTAAGGAACTGCATGGACGACCATTGGAATGTAGTTTGTCGGGATACCAACGCTTGCCTGATATTCAACGCGCACAACATCACCCTCAAGGCTTGCTACAATGTTCTTGTATGGAGGATTAACCTTGTCGCCAACCAGAACACCGGGGCCCATAGGCTCTGGGACAGCCAGTGCGCGAAGTGTCGAATCCACGCGGGATACATATTCGCCCAGCGTGATAGGAGAGCCCTTGGTGCCACGCAACGAATCCACTGCATTCCGAACATTTCGGCTCACAAAGTCATAGCCAACACCGACAGACACTTCGACGCGGTTGTAATTCGTATTGTTGAGCCATGTGGTGATCGATTTGACAACCTTGTATCCAGTTGGCGTATCTTCAACACACAAAACGCCACCAAGAATCAATGGGTCTGTATCGGTTGGGTTGCGCAACTTGCGCTCCAAGCCACGCACCTTGATCGACTTGTTGGTCAAGGCAGTCGCTGGATTTACACCAGAGAACATGCCGGCCAATTGCGCTGCCAAAATGTATGGCTCAAACAACGCCAATTTTCCGGTTGCGTCATAGTCATAAAATCCAAGATGCACATACGATGTACGATCAGAGTTCAAGTTCTTGGCCGCCGCAATCGCTTCTGCGTCAGTCGCGCCAGAAGCACCGCCGACAATTGCGCGGCGTTCCATGCGGGCAACATTCGACATAAAGGAACAATGCGAATCTGCCATTGCATGGATTGACGGAGACGAGCTGATAGGCGCGATCCACTGCACATCTTCGCTTTGCAATACGGTGAATGCATTGCTCCATTCCGTATTGGTTACAGAGCCATCCGTTGCGCCAGCCAAGTAAGTGAAAGCGATATTGGCTGGAATCGTTCCGGCATTAGCTGAGCGTGTTGCAGTTACATAACCCTCGCCAGTACCGTTGAACCAGTCAACAATCGCTTGCAGATCGGCAGTTACAGTGTAGGCGGTAGTTTTAACGCTTTGCGCTGTAATCGTATCCAAGCCGTTCAGCGAAGGTTTTTCGCCATTGTTATCGATCACCACAGCGGAGAAATCTGCGACTGCGTTGATACGATCAACGACTTGTTGCACGGTCGCGTAAGCGGCAAGATCAATTGTTGCAACAGGCGTGGCAGCCGGGGCGTACAGCGTCAACGTAGTATTATTGATGCTCATGGTTGCAGAAACCTGGGCCCCGCTGTACAGCACGCTAAACGCATTGCGCGCAACGTTATCTTTGCTGAAATAGTTGTTGCCAACTTGAGTTGTCAGTTTTTTGCCGGATACAGAGCCAGACTCGATCTTGACCTTGATCTGGTTCGTGTACAAACCATAATCAGTGGACAGCAGATCAATCACCGTCGATGCGGTTCCATCTTTGACCGCAAGAGCGGCTTGAGTAGCTGGATTGACGCGGATTGCCACAACAGTGGCCGGCCCGGTTGTTTGCGACGATGGGTCAAATGCTTTCTCAATTGCGCGTAGCAAATCGCCGTCGATCAGCGCTGCACGAGCTTCTGATGCAGAGCCAAATCGCAACGGGGTGTTTGGCTTACCGCCGATAGAACGACCGATCACGCCCAGCACATTGCCGACGGACAGGTTTTTGTTATACATGCCAGAGTCATCAACGACGCTCATGGTCGCTGGACTAATCCACAATCTACCGTTAAAAAATACGCCCATAGCAGTCTCCTAAATTAAGCTGGTTGGTTTGCGAACGCCGCGAATCGCTTCGCAAAGTTCACCTCTAAATCACTCATTCGGCCAGCCACTCGTTCGGAGTGCTCAAAGCCACCGATCAACTCGACGCGACGATCAGTTGCAGACAGGCGAGTGCAGAATTCAGTTAATGTCAGAGGGAATGCCTCCGCTACAGCGGGGGTAGCAGCCACAGGGGCAGCCGCCGCAACTGGTGCATCAACCGGTGTATTGGGTGTGTTTTCTTTTGCCATTATTTCGCTCCTTGCGATGTGTTAAGTTTCATTGCAGCATATTGGTGTCACGACTCAGGATGCGATGCGCTAGACGACTGCTGGGGGCATAACTACGCTGCCAACATTGGTCAGGTAGTCAGTTCCACCGATAATTGAAGGGGCAAGACAAGAGAGCGTTGTCATGGACTGATATACCGGCGCACTGAAACTCTGGAAATCCTCTGTGTCGGATTGCGTTACATCAATCTGAACCATCCCCGCCTTGTCGAAGACAGGGAGATTCGCGATCAGCAGGTTCTTGACGGCACGGCGTAGAATGTTTCTCTCATCCGGGTTCAAGCACCAGACGACGATCAATAGTTGGTATTTGGATAGCCAGCCTTCGTAATCAACGGTAAGCCCGGCATCGCTTATTGAAGAACCGAAATCCTCGCCAAGCGCGCGCTCCGCAGAGGAATCAGATTGCAAATGGACGGTGACGACAGGCCAGATCGTGTCCTCGAATAGCGGCGGCGCAGTAAGCACCTGAATGTGCCCCTGCTTATGGTGCAACTCACCGCGACCGACAAATACCGCCAAGCCTTCATCAAGACGATCTCGAATCAAACTCAATACGTCCGGCCCGAGCTGCGCCATTGTCGGGTTTGGTGTGGCGTAGTTAGTGCCGTCGGCAGCCCAAGTCGTGCCATTGAACCAGAACAGGCCGTAGTGATAGACCTGCCCGTTTGTGAGCGCGCTACTATCCAGCACAACCAAGTCTTTGCCTTCGTGGATTACGGATGCGCCGAGGTCGTTGTATCCAGAAAATATGCCGTTTGCATTGCGTAGCAAGCGCCATTTCTTCGCGCCGAACGGCGGTGTAATGAATATGCGCAGGGCATTTCCAACGGGTATCGGTTGTATAAACGTGATTGGCATGTTTACATGCTGCAATCACGACCTTCGTGATGCCAAACTAATGCCATGCCGAACTACAACATAACCGTCGATCTCGCCCCGCTCGCACACGCCCTCACTATTGCAGGCAATGAAGTTGCCATGCGCGTTTCGCAAGCGGTCGCAGCCACGGCTCAAGCTGGGTACGAACGCTGGACGGACAGCATCATGAAGGCGCGCGGAGTCTGGTATCAGGAAAAGCAGGATTACGCGGCATCAATAAAGGTGCGCTCGATCAACCCTTTCGAGGCGGAAATATGGTCTGACTATAAGAATGCAGCCGAGATCGAAACTGGCCGTCCGGCAAAAGACCTGAAGCGGATGCTTGATACCTCAACGCGAGTTCGCATCTCAGCAAAAGGCGCGCGGTACCTGATTATTCCAATGCGGCACAATACGCCTGGCAGCGATGCACACGCAAACCCAATGCCGCCGGATGTTTATGCGGAAGTGAAGAATATGAAATCGTCTTCTGTTGTTGGACAAGGAGCCCGTCTCAGCGGATTGAACGCATACAACACCAAGTCAAGGACGCCAATCATCGTTCCACAGAACGTGTACCAGTGGGGAGGGAAGCTTGGTGCTGTTGCATCAAAGAACCATTCCGGGATGGTGAAAATGAAAGAATCATCCGGCGGAAGCTCATATTTGACGTTCAGGGTGATGACAGAGAGATCACAGGGGTGGATTATCGGGGCCAAGCCGGGGTTGCATATTGCACAGAATGTGACGGATGAATTGCGCCCACTATTTGAACTGGCTATTGAAGAAGCGGTTAAGAGCGCGCTACCTATTTAGAACCCGGCAAATCAACTGTCTTTGAATTCGCCAGTTTTGGTTAATTTTCGGTAGCATGTCCATCGTCGCCCATACCCGTTATCCAATGCCCAATTCATTACGCGCATTTGGTGTATCGGATTTTTCCAGCGCATCCCTTTCATTTTTGCCAATCTTGCAAACTCATAAAAGGTATCGCGGCGAAACTGGGCAATGCCATGCGAAAGACCTCCATCGCCAATCGCATCAAATCGGCCAGATGACTCGCATTCGAGGATAGAGATCATCAGTTTTGCATCGACGGCATGAGAAAAAGACGGCAGCAAAAGAAGAAGCGCGAAAAGTTTTAGTCGCATAGTGAACCTCCTTATTTGTATCGGACACACTCCCGGTGCTGTATCGGCACCACTTGAATCATCTTTCCAGTCAGAATGGGTTGATTCCGCACCCAGACTCTGTATTCCAAGCAGCCACTGCCAGCATCATCTTCGCAACTTGCAAGCCATATTCCACCGCCGATCACCACTATAATTGCGGCAAACAAGCCAGATGCCAATTTCAACTGATCGCACTTCGTCATTCCGAATC